ACCGATACTTCCTCATTACAAACACCATGAAAAAGCTTGACGAAAATATCGACATTGTACACTTGGTTTCAGACCAACGAATATACGACAACGAACTGTTGTTTTAACAAAATGAGCGGGTTTGGTGTAATTGGCAGCACAGCACACGTCCAGTGTGAAGGTCTGGTTCGACTCCGGAGACCCGCTCCAACTTTTGGGTAGAAAGATGAAAACGATTCTGGAGAATAGCAACAAGCTGTTCAAGCACAATGACGAAAATAGTTACTACTCATTCGCCCACAACATCGTTTACGCTTGCATCAAATCGGTGCTGAAAGACAAGCCCATACATAATGCTGGCAATTATTTATGGGCAGGAAACAATGAACGAAAGCTCATTTATCCCACCAGCACCAGAGACGTTTTTTATCGTGAATTGATTGTTATGCTATCCCAATGTTCCGTCATGCACTTGCCCGCTATGTATGCCAATCATTTAAGGAAAACTAACCAATACGATGTTAAACCTACCATGTGGGGCAATAAGGAATACGTCTATTCCACTGAACACCTTATTGCTATGGACGGGAAAAAGCTAAAGAAGAAAAGAAACGGTGTATCAAGATTAAGAGAAAACAAAAGGTTCACCATCTTCACTTATGACGACTTTCCGGAAAGAAGGCAGTGCTTTATAGACTTGGTTGCTGTTTGGAGGCGACAATTAGAGTTTAAGGGTGCCAAGATTTACACAAACGGATATTTTGAAACAATGCTGGAAATCTATCCCACGCTAAGGGAATGCCTTTCTAATTTACATCTTGTCGGATTATGGGATAAAGATGAAAACAGGATTGTGGCATGCAACTTAGGGGTTCAATACTCAGACAAGTATTGGTGTAGCGTTTTTGGATATGCAGACAGAGATAGCGAAGACTATACTGCTGATTATGTTTGGTCAGAAATTGCAAAACTGTTTAAGGCATTTCCCTATGAAATAGATGGAGGCGGAGTCAATTCCGGTGACACGAACTTAATGTTTTACAAAAACAGATACTTAACAGATGAAGTTATCCCGCTTCAAATCGCTCACTACATGGTTTCCAAGAAGGCGAGAAAGAAATGATTGGCTTAGATATCCTGCAACTGAAAGACAAAATACGGATAGCCATAGATGCTACCCGGATGTATAACTATCGGCTGAATTGGCTATATCTGTTGCCTAAGCTTAATCTTGACGACAAGTATGGGTACGAAATTCGCAGAGAATATATCCTGTTGGGGCAGGGAAACGGCAGAATGATAATCCCCCTCATTACAGACCACAAAAGAATGTATTCCATTATCCTATCTGAGCTTGAAAAAGGCGGGCTTGCAAACATTCCTCACTATTATACCCAAAACCTTGGAACTTTTTACAAGATAACTCCAAGAATGTGGGGGGAACATGATTTTGTTTACGAAACAGCACAAATGATGAATACGCCCGGAGGCAAGCTAAAAAGAATCCAACAATACGTTCACGCACACAAAAGAAACGAAAACCTCGTTGTGATAAACCTCAGCGAAAACCTAAACAGACGACAGGAGTTTATTGATGCAGTTTATCTGTGGCACGATGAGATAATGGCAATAGGGCTAAAGAAGGCTGTTGGAAGGCTTGCATATCCTGAATGGGTAATAAATAATTTTGATGAACTAAACAAGCATGTTGATGTTAAGGGGATAGGGATATACGATAAATCCAAAAGCAAAATGGTGGCAGTTGGGCTTGGAACGGAACACTCCACAACCTACTGGGTTCACACGTTTGGATTCGCAAGCCGCAACTATCAAGATTTATCGGCATACGTAAAGGCGGAACTTGCGTCTCAATTTATCCAATATCCTTACACGCTTGATGGCGATGCTGGCGGAGAGGCAAACCCACTTTACGCATTCAAAAGCAAGTATCTCACTACAGAAGTAACGGACAAACAACTCAAAATGAAACAAGTAGTAAAAAGGCGAAGCTAAATGCTAAACGAATATCAAACACTATACTTGGATAACGTTGAGTTAATTACTGATAATATCGGAAAGACCAAAAGTGTAAGCTACGATTTTTGCCCATTATACATGATATGCAAATTGGGATTAGATAAGAAGTACTATCTCGAAAAAACGAAATACTTCCTTATTCTAAGAAACACCAAAACCATCAACGTAGCACTACTCCCATTGATAGACGATGCCACTGTTATCTATTTTGAAATGCTCAATATACTGCACACTAACAAAATAATCGCAATGCCGTATCGATTTGCAAAACCTCTAATGGGCAACGAAATCTATACGGTTCGCAATAGGCTATGGGGCAATATAGATTTTGTGTTTCAAACTAAACAGATTATAGAAAAACACGGAAAAAAACTAAGCAGGGTTAGGAACTACGCAAACCGTTACGAAAAAGACCAGAACTACGAAGTGATAGACTTACTTGATGAAAGGAGATATCTCCCAAAGGTTAAGAACGTATTAGACAAATGGAACACCCTCAAGGGAAGAGAGGCTTCAAGAACTTCCTTCGTTCCATACATCATAAGTATTTTGGATGAATTGACGGATATTCCCCGACTCAACTTCATATCCATGCTGGATAAAACAACAGGCGAGTTGGGGGCGGTTTCTATGGCAACTCTTTTTTCCACAACTCATTGGGTAAACACATTTAGGTATTCTGACCACGTTTTGAATAACGCTACGGATTATTTGTTTGGAGAAATGGCTAAACGCTATTTGGACATTCCATTTGAAATTGACGGTGCTGCTGGCGGAAGAGAAACTGATTTGGCGAAGGTTAAACAAAAATACATAACAGACAATGTACTTAATGAACAAATATATTGCTTTGATATAGGCAGGAAGGGAAAATGACTATTGGACTTGAGATTGAAGTCGTTGACGTATGGCAGCACGACATTACCCTTCCCAATGGCTGGAAGTGGAATCATAATGAGGCATTGCTGATTAACTCCGATTTGGAAACCTGCGCCTTTGAAGGGCACTATAAGGGTGGCGAACTTAACAGTCCCCCATTCATATATGATGACGAAAAGTTTTGGCAAGACTTAGAAAGCTTGCTACAGCAGGTAAAATCCCACGGTGGGAAGGCGAATTTCTCAACAGGGATTCACGTCCACATCGGGATTGACCCATATATCTCGTTTGACGAGTTCAAAAAACTTGCGCTTAATTCCGTCTATGCAGACCCTCTGCTTATAAGCATGGCGATGCCGGGAACGACAAGAAGGACGGAGCTTGCAAATATGAGACCGTTTTCGATGCAGGATTACATTGCTTGTTTTTCCGGTAAGGATAACCTCACGGATGTTGGCAAGAAATATCCTAAACCTATGCGGAGAGTCAAGCGAACCTCAATCAACTTGTTTGCTTTTTTCTCGAATGGACTTCCGGGGAAAAAAAAAGAGAGAACCACAACGATTGAGTTCCGGCACTTTAATGGAAGCTTGGATATAGTCGAGATAAAGTTTCTCGCAATGTTTTGTCATGAGCTTACGGCACTGATGTTGACCACAGAAAATGCAGCCATGTTTAGAAACGACAGAGCCATGCTCAAGGAACTTGGAATTGAAAACACCAACTTTCCAAAAGGGGATAATTACTATATGAAAAGAGACAGAATCATGGAAATATTCCATAAGTGCCAGAAAGAAAGCGGAGGGAAAGATGGTGGAAGCCCCGAAGTCTGAAATAGAACGCAAAATTGAATCACTACTCAAGAACAAGAAACGGCTCCAAAAACACGAAGTCGAATGCTTACGTTACTACCGTATGCCAGACCTCAACGACATGAACATTTCCGTTGTGTATTGCGGAGCCAATCCAAAAGACATGATGATTTATGATTATTTCAGAAACATGGTGTCCTCTGCCCCTCAAGGTGGTTCACCAATGGGTAGAAACAACCCATTTCTTATTATGGACACAAAGTCTATGGCTGTGCTTGGCATATTTACCATAGGCGATGCTCCAATGAAATATCCCTATTTCCAAAAGTATATTGGGGCAGATGGCTGGTTAAGTGGAAATGAAAGCGAAAATGAACTTAAATGGAAAACGCTCCATACGGTACTGTATATTTTGAGATGCCTCCCCCTCCATCCTTTCGGGGAACTGCTAATTGGGAAACTTATCGTATTGCTTGCGACCAGTACAGAAATCATAAAGCTGCTTGAGCAGAAATACTCTTATCGATATACTCTTTTCTTGGTTAGAACGCTACACGGGAAGTCAAGCCTATATCATAGACTTCATCCAAGAGGACTTGAATACATTGGTTCGGACGAGACAAACAGAGGGATGTATGTTATGGAGTTGCGCAAGCATGGGCTTCAATACCTACGTGGAGAAAGAGAGCTTGAGAAATGCTCGTTCAAACGAAAAACCCACTCAATTTCTGAACAATACGAATACTGGAAAGAAAGATGGTTTTTGCCAAGAGTAGAGAGAATTGGGACAGAAAACATCAAGTTCGACAAGGGCTACTACTCTACAACCCAAACCATCAAACGATATGAGGAGATGTTAAAAAATGGGATTAGCACCATACAGCACAAGGACAACGAAGCTTAAAAACAGGGGAGTATGGGAAGGATACGAAGCCACTCTCCCATACGATGTCGGATGTCAAAAATACGCTGACGCCATGTTCTCCTTTCTCAAGAAACACGTTCCGGTGAGCGAATGGCAAGGACTAACGTTTGCTGATTTGTTTGCTGGTTCGGGCAGCCACGCTATTGCAGCAAAGAGATACAGGTTTGGAAGGGTGTTGGCAAACGATTATCTGAGGATATGCCATTTGGCAAATCACCACGTCTTGGTTCAGGAAAAGAAAATCTCAAAAGAGAACTTCGTTATTCCCTTCTTACGCAAAGAGCCAGTTTCCGACCCAACGTTTGTTCAGGAACACTACGGAAAGTATTTTGTGGTTGACTCTGCAAAACTTATTGACGACTTCTTGTGCCGGGCTGAGACGGAACTTGAATTGTATTACGTGCTAAGGCTTGCGCTGTTACTTTCAGCTAAGCAATGGAAGCCACCAACCGACAAGGTGTACTACAATGCTGAATACCAAAGAGCGCTGGAGCTATATTCATCACCAGAAAACCTACTGAACCATATCTGTTCACGTTTGAATACCTCTATCTTTCCACACGTATCAGCAAGGAACAGGTCATATTGTTTGGACTACAGGGATTTTCTAAAGACTGAAAAAAAGATTGACATTATCCATCTCCACCCCCCATACGGATACACCGATTACAAAGTGTGCTACCAAGTGTACGAATCAATAATGAGCAAACAGGTCATTGAACCGGAAGTCGAAACGAAAAACAAAAACACTGAGTTTGTACAAGAGGTTTTTAAAAACATCAAAGTCAAGAAATGGATTGTGCAGCTTACAGATGCAAAGGTAAAAGACCATGAACTCAGGGAAATGCTAAACGAATATGTTGACATAATAGACATATTCAAAATAGAAAGAAAGATAGGAAACAAGTACTACTACTTTTGCCAAAGGAGGCAAGGAAAATGAACGAAGACATTAAACGAAAGGTTGACCTCAGATTTGTCGGAAAAGACGACATCATTCAAAACGACTGGAATCCGAACTCAATGGAGCAGCACACATTTGATGCGCTGGTAAACAATATCCGAGACAGAGGGTTTAAACAACCCCTACTTGTCAGGGAGGTAAAGCAAGAGGACGGAACGATTAAGTTTGAACTTATTGATGGAGAACATCGATGGAGAGCAGCAATCGAAGCACAAGTCGAAGAGATTCCCGTTGTTGTTATCGATTCTGATGATGCCGACTCAAAGCTCGACACAATCGCCATGAACAATATTCGTGGAGAAATGATGAGCGTTGGGCTTGCAGAACTCATCGTTGCAATCAAAAGCGAAAAAGGGATTGAGTACCTTAGAAAGTATTCAGGTTTCCTCGACCAACAGTTGCAAGATTACGAGTCTCTGCTTATACCTCCAGACCTCAATGCGGAATACACGTCAAACGTGAACACGGACGGAAATGTTGAAGTTCCAGTTGACGTAAGCATCCTTCTGTTCAAGGACTCCAAGGCAAAGTTCGACAAATGCCTTGAAAGAGCTATGGAAATAGCCAAAAAGCCGGACACCATCCCTCTCATCGACTGTGAGGACAAACAACAGGTGGACAAATACGACAAAGCCATGCAAGCAGCCACCAAAAAACTCAATACCAAGAAAAGAAGCGAAGCCCTTGAATACATCTGTGATGTGTTCTTGTCAAGAACAGAAGAAGAGTAATCCGTGCCAATAGAAGCCATCGAATCTGAAAAAATCCTTGCGCAAGTAGAACAACTGCTACTAAAGGGATTTACGGCAAAAAAGACCATCGCCAAAATAGTGGGGGTGGACGCAAAAACCGTGTCCAGATACATTGAGCGCATACAGAAACGGTGGGCAATAACTGGAGACAAAGATGCACAGCGCACGGCGATAGGGGAATACCTTGAAAAGTCAAAAATGGTTGAGCGTGAAGCTTGGATGGTGCACCAGAACAATGTGTCAGACAGCATAAAGCTTAATGCTCTCAACCTCGTATTGACTTGTCAAAGAAACCAGATGTTGCTACTCGGATTGACAAGCGAAAGCATTAACATCCTTATCGACAAAAGTCAGCACAACGACATATATGTATTGGGGCAACAAGAACAGGAGAGAATGAACAGATACGCCCACTACTATCTGGAAGCAACGGATGCGGAAATTGTTGAAGACGAATAACCCCATTAGCTTGACGCTTGATGCTGAGTTTAGCAGGGAACAGTTCCACCACGTTGTATCGTTACTTCATGCTGGTCGCAAGGAACCGTCTTTAGATTTGGCTCTCGGACGGTTTTTTGCAGACCATCTCATTAGAGAGGTTGTCGTTCATGGACGAATAAGGCTTTTAATGGAGGCTTTGCGGGCAATCATCAAAAATGCTGTTGGGTACAAGTTCCATATCACAGGGCTGGAGTCGGCATTGAGGATTTATTTTTGCTACTTTAATGCCACATGGTTTGGGGTGTATTACTGTAGCTCAGATTATGCTGATTGTCAGGTTAAATGGAGAGGCAACTGGAAACGCTCAAGACATTTTCAAGCTGCACCTCGTGACCACGGCAAGAGCCATATTTATTCATTTGAAAACCCGCTTTGGCACATTTGCTATGTGGACAATATCAGAATCCTATCAGCCTCGAAAAGCGAAACGCTTGCCGAAAAATATCTTGGAGCAATAAAAAGAACCATCGAAACCAACCCCTTTATTCGTGAGGACTTTGGAGACTTAACGCAGAACATAAACCCTGTTGATGGCTCAAGGCTTGAGGGTGGTCGGGGACGTGGAGGTTGGGCAAAAAACCAGCTATTTTGCCGGAGAACAAACCACGCCCTCAAAGATGGAACGGTCGAATCAATCGGTTGGGGAAGCGCAATCACTGGCTCACGTTTTGACCTCATTATCCTTGACGACCCCATCGAAGAAAGCGACTGCCGAACGGCTCGGTCACGCAATGGTCAAAAAGAGACAATACACATATTGGAGGAGTTGCTTGAGCCAAGAGGCAAGTTTCACGTAATCGGAACTCGCAAGCATTATGACGACCTATACTCATATCTGATGAAGAACCCACGCTGGACATACTCAATAGACTCAGGTATTATCCAATACCCAAGCGAGTACAGCTACAAATACGAAACGGACGATGAGACCGGAAAAGAAATTGCTGTTGGCGTTGACATTCCTGATGGGCTTACGTATAAGGTGCTTTGGGAGGATAAGTGGTCAATCGAAGACCTTCTTCTCAAGAAGCATGGCTCCCTTCCTCTCCATTTTCTCAGGGATATTCAGAACGAAGTAACATCGGATGAAACCTCGGACTTTCCAGAAGAAACAATCAACGGATGCAGGGATATTACCGTACTTGGCAAGAGACTTCCGTTTTACAAGAAAAGACCGGATTGGGCTCGTTGGGTGGTGCAAGGCGTTGACTTGTCTGGCATTTTTTCAAAGACCAGAGCAACAGAAAAAGATTCGGACTTCTTCAATGTCACAACGCTTGCGATTCCCCACAATAATTACGACAAGCACTTGATACACGGTTACAGGGTAAGGGGCATTGATGCCGATGAACAATTATCCAAGATAGTTGAGCTTGACTACGATTTTGAGCCGGACATCATTGTGCTTGAGGTGAATGCTTATCAGAAGGCGATGGAGGGACTTGCGCTAAAGAAAAAGCTTCCTGTTTATCCTCATAACACTGGTTCAGAAAAATGGGGGTTCGAGTCGGGTCTTCCCAAGATGAGCATGGAAATGAAGAACAAGTATTTCGTGTTTTACACCGGACAGGGAGAAGCTGAGGTTTACTATGAAACTCTGTTTGCGGAGCTTCACGGTCTTGGTGTTGAAGCCCATGATGATTCGGTAATGAGTCTTTGGCTTGCAAATCTTGGAGCTACATGGCTAATCAAAAAACACAGACGAAAGATGGCAAGGAGAACATCCAAAGACATCAAAAATACTGGAGAACTTGTATCAAACAAGCTTGAAACATGGGAGGAAGCTAAGGATGTAACGAAAGAAGAAATCGAGCGGGCACGTTTAGAGCTTGAAGAGCGGATAAACAGGTACATGTAGAATGCATTTTATGCGCTCCCCCATCAAACTATACCACCCCTGTCGAGATATGCTCACCAAGAGGCTCTCCCGCACGTTCTTTAAGAATGTAACAGCAATCATAAGCTCCTCAAACAAAATGCACCAATCCAAACGGAAAAAAGGCGTCTAAGACGAAATAAGCAAGCCCAAAAAGCAAAAGGACTGGAAATGAAAAAGATTACAAACATCATCATTCACTGCTCAGATTCGGATTTCGGTTCCGCATCTCTTATTCGGCAATGGCATCAGCAAAATGGCTGGAAAGAAATCGGCTACCATATTGTGATAACGAACGGTCTTATCGTTCCCAATGCCGGAACGTGGCAAAAGGAGCTATACGTTCCCTTTATGGATGGCATGGTGGAAATAGGACGCTATCTTGACGGAGATGATTTTATCTCCACCAACGAGATAGGCGCACACGCACTTGGTTACAACGAAACGTCAGCCGGATTCTGCTTAATAGGCAAGAAGACCTTCACTCCTCGCCAATTTGTTAGCCTGACAAACCTGCTTAATTTTTTCCTTCCTCTTTGGAACCTACCGATAGGTGCGGTACTTGGACATTATGAAGTAAGCTCAGGAAGGTCTTGCCCGAACTTTGACATGAGAAGGTTCCGACTTGAATATGAAGCCAAGATGTGCTTTGCTTTCGATGGCAATGTTTACGTACCAAAAGAGTTCGACCAATCTCAACCTATCGCCAACGGACATGAAAACCTTTACACTAAAGACCAGATACAGAAGAGAATCAATTTCCTGCTTAAAAATGGCGGTTGGAATCAGGAAGTAACACGACTTACCGCTTACAGGGATGGCAGCAAAAAGTAAAAAGATACATTGACAAATAAATAAAGGGGTTGCTTGCTTTATTTGTCAAGCCATCCCTTTACTTATTCAGCACCCAAAACACAGAAAAATAAGCATTTACAGGATTCAGGCAACTGCAAAAAAACATGAAAAAAACTTTGAAAAAGCAAAAAAACTCTTGACACAAAAAGCCCCCCATAATATAGTGAACTCATACTTAGAAACACTAAAAACTAAAAACACTAAGGAGACCCAAAATGGAAGACCAAATTACTACTCAGACCACCCCCACCCCCCACAAGTTTGAGAGCCTTCAATCGGTTAGTTCATTGCAAACCCGCCAATTCAATCTTCCTACCGAAAAAGGTTCATATCTTGCCAATATCACAGACCGCTTAATTCTCGAAGTAGAGGTTGGATATTGCAGATTCGATGATGAGGATTATGATTATGCTATCTTCTCATCTCAATACATCGACCCAAGCCTTGTTTCCGGTCAATTCCAATTTGCCAAAGAAGAATATGTACACGAATGTGGCAAGGTTGCTCTCTATTGGGAGTACGAGAACAGACCGGACAATCAGTTTGAACTCATCTTTGAGGCAATCGAAAAGATGTGCGCAGCACCAGCCCCCAAGGATGATTATTCAGACCTTTATGGCGATTCCTCTGAGCTAACTGAAGAGCAGAAGAACTGCCCGCACTCCACAACTCACACTGAGTGTTGTGTATCAGGAGACGATGATTTGACATGGAAAACAAGGTCTCTCATTTGCGATGATTGTGGACTTGTTCTTGAAGAATGCTATTTTGAAATCCAAGGGAGGAACCATGAAATACTTTAAAAAGACCGTTTCCACTTACCGTTACAAGGGCTTTACGCTAAAACAGGGATTATGCGAACATGATGACGAAAATTATGATTGTTATGAACTCATCTCTCCAACCAAAAACCTGCTTGCGCTTGCAAACAAAATCTTCGGAAACATGTACAGAGGAATTGAATTGATTGCTAACGGCACCTATGCTGTTCTGAACTTTCTCCCTGTTGACGAAGACAAGTATCTTGAACTCGCAGATGATGCTAACGACCAAGTGCTTCAGCGGGCAAGGCGGGCAAGATGAGTTGGAAGATTCTTAAGAACATCGATGAGCATTACGTTCGTGCTGACATCACCTATTACGCAGGGCTTGCCGAAGATGAGGACGGAAACCTTATCGCTTATTACTACAAGAAGCACGACTATCTTACTTTATACAAAGACCTCAAGTCATTCATGTCCGCACTGCTTCATGGCTACAACGGAGTCAACGTTGTCACTTTTGAAAAAGACAGCGAAATGGATGAGTTTATTGAAAACGGAGGGCTTGCTCAAGACAAGACCCCTTCATGCGATTGGTGTGAGGCACATCTCCAAGACCTTCCGAACGAAGAGCGATATCAGCAGTGGTATTACGCAAACAATCGCCAAGAGGGTAAGCTCTGCTATGATTGCCACATCAAAGAAATCTGCCATACACGAGATGAGTATTAAGATGATTAGGTATTTCACTCCAGACAGCTTGCTCGTTGGGGAATCAGTTGATGTTCTCATCGTTCACCACATGAGATGGAAGACCATGATTGTTTCGGAAATCGCAGGAGACATAATGTATCTCACAAACGAAAACGGCTTAGGGAAGAAAGAGGCTTTCAGCAGAAAATCCGGAGAAAGGCTTCGCGAATCCACAAGTTTTCACATCACCAAAATCATGTGCAAAACCAATGATGAGGAGAACAGATGCCAAAGTATAAGGTAACATGGACTGAGACCACTACACGGGACTGGGAAGATGTTGTAGAAGCCAAGTCCCACGCAGAAGCCGTAAGAATGGTAAAAGAACTCAGGATTCACGGGAACCCAATAGCAGAGCCAGAGTTCGCAGGGATAATCCAAAAATCAATCAAGGCACAGGAGGTGTCAGATGAAAATCAAGGAAATTAAGAGCCAGCACAGAAGAGACTTCACGGCAATATATCAGTGCCAATTTTGTGGGCACACCTATGAAGGCAGTGGATATGACGACACGAACTTTCATCAGAACGTAGTCCCTGACAAGAAATGCGAAAAATGTGGTAAGTCCACCAACTCCGAACCCGGAGAAAAGCCAAGAGCTTTCGCACCACGCTATCCAGACGGAATGGAGGTGTAGGATGAAGCTATCTCATCTTATCAGATTGCTTGAACGGCTGTGCGACAATCAGGGCGACAATGAGATTTGCGAACTCAAGGTTGCAATAAACGAATCAAGAACCGCAAGCGTTCCACTGCTTGACTACGCAAATACGATACAGATTCTTAAAGCAGAAAGGGATGGAAAATGCCTGTATTTTCATCACCTTACACAACCCGAAGCAATAGCAAAGGCAAAGCTCGCCATCTTGCAACACATAGAAGAACTTGCAAGAGACTACTTCCCCACCACTGACCGTGTCGTCAACGAGGACAACGAATATGCTTTTGATTTGCTCATTGAAGATGGGCTGGTTGAGATTGATGGAACCGAATGCAAAATCACCCCTGATGGTGTTCGCTATCTTGCTGAGCACACAGGTACAAAAAATGTTGTCACAGACGTTTGCCCATTTTGGGAGTGAGGACAAAAACATGAAAGAAAAGAAAGGTTTCACAGTTCCGGTGAATCTGAATCCCAATGATGGTGATTTGACCTCAGAAGAAAAAGAGGGACTGTCCAAGATTATGAGCGGATTCAACAAGCTCAAGTTTGTAGAAGTAAATGGGCTGGAATATGGAGTTACTCCGCTTGAAGCACTGATGTTACAGAAAATAGCAAGAAACGAATACACCCAGTTGAACGGAGCAGAGCCAGAGACAACAGACGATACCTGCACTTATGCTGATGTAATCATGGAAACGCCCCAAGACAAGGGTGTCTTTACGTCGTTACTTAAAAAGGGACTTGTGTTGCACTGGGACTATAGAACTCCCCAAGACCGTTCAGCAAGGGAGAACTTGTGTCGTCTATCAGATATTGGATTTGTAGCTTACAAGAAGCTCTTTCCTCAACCCAAAGACCCGCAGGAGGAACAGGATGTCTTGCCTGAAAATAAGGGATAAGCGGTATGGGGAGGTTGCAGGATATTTATACCGGAAAACCAAACCAGAACAGCTTACCCTGAACTCAACCTTTCCATGCGTTGTAAAAGCCAAGAAGGAAAATTTGCTGTGTTCATGGAAGCACAAACGCAAGGATATAAAAAAGGCTGTTATCGTTGTTGCGCTAATGGGAAACCAGACTCCGGAGAGGTACCTAAACTGCAAATGCGTTGGATATCCACATCATGGTATGTACTACGCAAGCTATGAAATAATCGGATATCCGATTATAGATAAAACCACCGAAAAGTACATACGAACAAAGCCTTGGAAAAACTATCACAAAAGAGGCATTGTTGCCATCATCGGAGATATCGTTAAATCCATTAAAAAGCGTATAGAGTGAATAGCAAAGGCAAGTGAATGCCCCCCGCAGTTAAGAGATGCGGGGGGCTGTTTTATATTGCACAAAAAACATGGAAAAAACTTTGAAAAAAGCAAAAAAAACCTTGACAAAAAAACAGGTCTATAATATGATGAACTCATACTTAGAAACACTAAAAACTAAAAAACACTAAGGAGACCCAAAATGGAAAAGCTCTCATCAAACCAAGCCAAAGACCTCGCTCAAACAATTAAAACCTCTCTCAAGAATGGAGAGAGCGTCACTTCTCACCGCAACACCATCACCTTAACTTTGACCCCGCTTAAAGCGGGTGAACTTCAAAAAGTTATCGATTTCATCAAAATGGAGTTCGGTATCACCGCTATGCTTCAAACTCTCGAAACCGGAGAAATGTCAGTCTTCACTCTCAACTGCTTTACGGACGTTTCTGTCTCAATCCCCACCTACACGGACATGGGAAACGCTCAATTTGAAAACACTACAGAATGCCCAATCTGCGGAGCAAAGAGAAATACAGACAGCAGCACTTGGGACTACTCTTCAGAAAGTTGGGTGAAAGCTCCTCTGCTCTGCGGTCACGGCTTCTCACTTACCGAAAATGCCAATCAAACAGATGATGCTTCCAAAGACCACTGGAAAGATTCAGTCGTCATTTACAAAAAACACCTTCTCAAGCTCATCAGAGCAATCTACTGGAGGTAGTCATGGCAACCACAGCAGCCCTTACGTCAAAAGCCATTCGCACCATTCTCAAGAGGGTGTTCCCTCAAACCAAGTTCACAGTTAAATGCTCGAACTTCGCAGGCGGGAACTCAGTCCACGTCAAGTATGCTGATTCGATACCAGAACGATTTGTTTCTGACATCGTCAAGCAATTTGAATACGGCAGCTTCAACGGCATGATTGACCTCTATGAGTTCACAAATTGCAGGGACGACATTCCGCAGGTCAAATACGTCTCCACCGACAGAGACGTGTCAATAGAGTTTGCGAGAGCAATCCTTGAATACATCAAAGCGGAAAGATATTCAGACTTTCCGGAAGATGCTCAGGTTTACGATGAAGGTTATTGGTGGTCAGTCAAAGCTGGTTCTTGTCCTGCCGGATACCTTCCCAAATACAATAACATCGGGCTTAGTTCTTGCGTCCGAAACTACGCAACCTATTTCACGTTCACTGACGGTAAGCTTGAACTATTCCCTCAATCCACACCAAGATTGACCACTCAGCTTAATCATAGTTGTAACTGTCTAAGCGAAGTCAACGTTTTCGGTGGCAAAGCCCTTGCCGAGGTTTCAAATGACTGAACAAGAAAAGATACTGTTTGCCGAATGGATAATTCGATACTACCCGCAAGTACTTGTTGACAATTTCCACAGAGACGATATGTCGTATGCCTATGTCCGTCTTAATTATGAGTACTCTGTTATGAGGTCAACGTATGATGAACTGTATAAGGAGTGGAGTGGTGAGCAAGAGTAAAATAGCCTTCCGAATCCTCTTCATTGCATACGAGTTTGTCCTTGCCGTTTTTCTTGGCAGATACATAGCCGTAACAGCAACACTCTCTTCCCCACCCATGTGGCGAATTGCATACTGTATTTTCCTGACATTAACAGCCATTGCTATAACGACATTTGTGCTGCTTGCCTTTTTGGCAGAAGAGAAGTCAAGAAATGATTAACTTTATTGCCAAGCGCAAGAACAGACAGCAAAGACGCAGTGAGCCTCGACGATATACGATAGAGGAGGCTTTAAGGAATTGGGGGAAAAAATCAGTAGCAGAAAGAAGAGAAAAGTTTCCCCCACTTGCAGAATGCCCAAGCTGTGGGTACCTGTTTTCGGAACTTACGATATACAGATGTTTAGTCCTCTCGTTTGAAAGGCAGCCAGAAATCAAGTGTCTGCAATGCAACGAGATATATTCAATAACAAACCTTAAAAAGATAGAGGAGAAGACCAATGTTGACAATGTTAATAACCGGCAGTGAGATGTCAGAAGGTGCTGCAATAATCCTGTTTTCGTGGATGCCGTTTTTGGTTATAGCCCTGATAGTTGCGACCTTGTGGTATATGCTAAAAGTAGCATCAAGGTTTAGCACACGTGCAAAGAAACTGATTTCATGGCTTGAAAATGAAGAGCGTTGAGATTGATTGTGCCAATCCGAACAGAGGTTATCTGTTAAAATCAGAAGTCAAATATAGAAGAATAACGGGAATGAACGCCTTGGGCAATCAATGTAAGGATTGTGTCAACTCAGAAGAGTTTGAGTCCAAAAGCCTTGATGAACTCAAATGTAATGTAGTCAAGGCAAAAGTCAACAGTAAATACACGTGCCGAGCATTTAAAAGGAGACCTTTATGAAAAACTGGATAATCACCATCAACGGAAAGAATTATGAGTCAGACGAACCGACAACGTTCCCTGATGAAGCAATCAGAGATGTTCTTGAGCAAATTGAAATGGGCAGAAATTACGATGAGCTTGACAGTTCTTACGAAAAGCTGAATAAATCGATAACGGAAGTTAATGATTATGATGGCACTGCTACATGTATCGATGGCAGTGAGTACAAGTTCACTTGCCGGACAAGAGTTGTAGTTGAGGCTGAGTTTGACATAGACAACATGAATGTTGAAGAAGAGCTTGACCCTGTTGCATTGGAGCAGAAAAAACTATTAAAAGCAAGCAAACACCCTGACCAGACCTACATTCTTGACCTAAAATAACGCTTGACAATACAGCCCTCTCCATAACAATGAAGAAACATACTTAGAACCAAAATAAGACACGTAACACGAAAAACTAAGGAGATTCAGATGATTAACAACCCACCACTCCACATTGACGGAACGAACGCTTATATCGGCAATAAAGTAATAGCCAGAATAAGCCAAGAGTTCTGTATTATCGAGAGAAACAAAGAGCGACATTTCTACCGTACCTTGAACGCATGGTGTATCAATTACGAACTCATTAAAGAAGCCATTGAAAGAAATATCCCCAAGCTCCAAATAGTGGACAAAAAGTTCGGAAACACGTATGAGATTGAATTGGCTGAAATCAGAAATCTTATGCGGTCGTTCAACGCATTCATTTCTTTCGGCAATGAAAAGCAAATAGCTGTTCCCCTTTCCCTGTGGGACATTTATGAAACACGCAAAGGAAAAGACCACCTCAAGACAGCAAGGATAACGATAGAGCAGCTTATTTACTGGAGCTACTCAGGGAAGTGGGCTCAGCGTCTTAAGAAAACTGACTCCAGAGACCAGCAAGAAATATTCGGAGGACTCCATGAATAAAACGAAAACGCTCTCTCCTGCTTGCAAGGACATTGTTGCCAAGATATACCTTGAATGCAAGAACGAAACTCCGGAACCCTGCTATGAATACGGAACACTGAAAGCAGCAGGATTATTTGACGGCAATACAGATGGTACCAATTTCAAACAGATATTCGATTACTACGAAATCCCTGAACTCACTTCCTTCCAAAGCACGGAAGAGCTCAAAGCCGGAATCCCTCACTGCTCTCAAGAATGGCAGCAGTACAGGTTGCTAATAAATCGAATAGTGGGTAGAGCTAAGCGTCTTAAGCAGTACAAGAATGGAGACGACCAGATAAACCTTGCCATGAAAGAAAACCGGAAGCTATGGAAAGCCATTTATGATGGGAACGGTTACGAAATGTCACGCCAGACATTTTGGTGGCTATTCCTTGCGATTCACGACACCATACAAAGACGTGGTGGAACCGGAGTGTGGGGAGGCAACCTAACTCATCAAAAGTTCCAAGAGTGCATACAGTACCGCTCTCTGCTCCACGACAGCCCAAGTTACGCATTTAATGAAGAGCTTTACTCTGCGCTCTTTGGATGGTGGTAACGCCAACCAGATTTTTAACGCCAAAAAAAGTCAGTCCTTAGATAAAACTACTTATACGCTATTATAGAATACATGGAGGTTAAAATGTATTTACGGAAAACCGGAAAAAGTCACGCTGACCACAAAGGAGTTATTGCACTATGAAACGTGAAAAGAACAACCGATTGAGAAAGGAAAACAGCAAGCGTAAATCTCACTCAAAACCACCAAAGCCAAAGCCAAGTTTAAGCACCATCGTTGATGTCACAAGTGACTGCCTCTTTGTGACCGTCATAGATACTCAGGCAAGTTTAATCCGAAAGCAAATGCGAACTCAAGCCAAGATAAGCAAAATCGTTTTTCTTTGCGAAACACTGACAGAGGCAAACCTCATTTACTCGCAAGCAGAATCAAGACGAGACTTTACTTATGTGTATCTCTGCCAATGCAAGCCCCCTGCTCTTAACCTTACCAAATACAGAGCCGGAACCAAGTCTTACGTTTCTGGCAAATACCATGTTACGGTTGTTGACAAATACTCTGATTGGTGGTCGTCTTGGTATCAAAAAAAACCTTGACGCAATATGGCTTAAGAATACCATTGAATCATAACTTAACTTATTACATAAGGAGAAAGAAACAATGAGAATGAACTGGAAAGTTGATGAATCAAGAACAGAAAGAACGCTCTTGGTTTCCCCTGAACACAGCTATAGAGTAACCATAGTTGTAAGGGCATACGGAGTTAGCGACAACCTGCTTACCCACCTTGTTTTGCCTGATGATAACTACTTCCTTTCCTCTACTCTTGCCAATAGCAGAACTGCTATTGTTTTCCTCAAACGCAAGGAAAGAAAGATTGCCAAAGGCATCCGTGAAGCATACGAATCCGGCAAGGATAGTGGCTCTTTTGATGTTGGGCTGGCAAGCGAGAGGTAGTTCCGGTGATTGAAGAAAAAGACATTGAGCTTCGCAAGAATCAGTTAGAGAAATCTCGACAAAAGGTTCTTGTTGAGCTTGGGCTGTCGGTTATGATTGGAGACACTTTGATTCACCTGTCAGGCGGTACCAAAGTTGCCATTGTTGAAGACATTGAAATAAACGAAGAAAGTCTCAAAAGCTCTGTTGTTGTTTGTCGTGTAACCAGTGGTGGAGACCCAAAGTATCGTTGGGGGACTGGACGAACTGAAAGGATTCCTGTTTCTGAGATTCTCCAATACAAAGAAAGCTATCTCGTTCTAAGAAACGTATCTTTTGATGAAGTTGTGAAAGAAGCTGAAGACATTATGTCTGGCTTAAAAACACCCAATTCCTGCCCCACTGAGTCAAGCGAAACCGCACTGATGTCCACAAGCAAGTCAGACCTGATAGCTCTTTCAGATATGCTTGTCTCTGAACAGCAAAAGCAGCAAGCCGTATATGCAGTTTTAAGAAATCGCCTTGAAAACATGAAAAGCGATATGTATGGAGTCCTTAGAAGCTATGACAATGTTATCGGTAAAATCAAAAAGGTTATCCGCTCCATTGAGTTGTATCTTGGCATTGAAGAAGACCTCGTTCAGATACAGGATGGTGAGCCGTGCATTAGCGATTGTCCAATAACAATCAGGCAACATGAGCTTTACATGGATATTGAGGCAGCAGACCCTTGGAACTCAGAAAAGGGTGGAATCACAGGAGACGACATAGAGCCTTTTCTTAATTGGCTTGTTAAGTTCGATGAGTTCATCTGTGAATACAATTACAAGACCATCTTGCCTGAGCGTGGAATCTGTGTTTTCAGAATACGCCAATACAAGCGTGAGAACTATACCAAAGACCCTCTTTATGCTCACCTCGAAAGAATGAAAGACCGGAACACTGTTTTGATTATTAGAAACGGAGAACGCCTGTATTGTATCCAGACAGACCTTAACTTCGACAAAAAGCTGTTTCCAGACAAAGATGAAATCATGAAGATTATAGTTGAAGGGAAGGACGTATTCGGTCACAAGATGTCAGAAGAAGAAAGAGCTAAGGTCGCCAAAGACAAACTGTATGGTTACAAGATTCAAATGCTTGTTTTGCAGGGAATACTCGACAGAACAGACATTTTTAAGCCATTCAGCGATGGACTTAATCTCTTTAATCCAGACATCATTTTTGGTGGAAAGATATCGCTAATTTACGACTTTAAGGACTCGTCAAAGCTAACCGATGGTATGCCCGATTTCGAGTCTTGGAGAAAAAGCCGGGTTAGTGACATCAAAGCCGGGAGCCGGATATTCCTTTTTGGTCGAGGCGATGATTACGATTCAGACAGGTTCTTTCGTTGGTATTCACACAGAGACCACCCTGATTATCCCTGCATTGGCATTTATCTGCTTGAATACGATAAGGAAGAAGATGCCCACTTTATTCGGTATAAGCCAAGCGAGGGTGTTAGGTCTTGGGACTGGAGTGTTTGCGGAAATGAACGCAAGAACAAGTTAAGATTCCAGATATTTCCAGAGAAGGACGACTTTGTTGTTTGCTACGACACCCTCAGAAATGATGAAATGGATTGGATAAAGCGAATGATAGTTGACCGCAGAAACAGGTATTACAATAAGTATATAGCTCTTATGAAGCCACTGTATGAGCTTTATCGTCTCAGGAAAGAAGACATCGAAAGCGAATATCACCTACTCAGGCTTATCTCCGGCATTTCAGGTGTTACTGACGAGACTGTTGTTCTTGATGCCATCTTGTGGTGGAAAACTAAGAACAAGTATAAACGTCCCATTGGAGAAGACGAGGCAAAAGCGGTAAGGATGATTGCTTCTAAGGTTAAGCGTATTATAGGTGGTGTTAAATGAACGCATGGATTGAGTTCGATTACGGAACCAAGTTTAACAAGGACGAAATCAAAAAGCTTGAAGAACTCGGCATTGCCTACAAGCTTTATGATGCCGATGATTATACCTTTCGTTCTGGAAGCAATGATGAGGACGAAACATGGAAAAAGTTTACTGAGTATCTTGCCAAGGATGAAAAGGAGCTTCGAGTTAACAGGTTTTTGGCAGACCCGAACTTTATAGTGTCTGAATTGCCAAGAAAGACTTTTAGGATTGTTGGTTCCAAAGAAGACAGTGTGTCTATTGTTACTGGAAAGCTGTTCACTCACCTTGATGTCTTAAAAGAGTATGAAGCTATTTGTACCAGAATAGAGGCAGCGACTAAAACATTCAACGCAAAATGTAGCGTCCATATCGGTGGTAGTCTTTTGATAACCATTAACAAGTTGATGTTGCTGACCGATGCTTGCACAGATGCAGTTCAGGGAGCACTTAATTCTGGATGGAGAATTGTAGCGGTAACGGTTCAACCAGATGGAAGAAGACCAGACTACATCTTGGGTAAATGCAATGACGAACCAATAGCGGTTTCGGCAGAAAGGGGGTAGATGTGAAGAAGGCGGGAGCACGAAGTCTGTATATCGTTAAACGGGAAGTCAATATAGCGTATGCAGTTCCACGCAATAACGAGTATCGAATTATTAACGCCACTATGTGTTTTATGCGGAACGGAATGTTCAGGTTTACTCATACCACAGAGCAGATAGATTTCTGGACTTACAGAAACAAGAGGCGTAAAGAAGAAAACAAACGCAAAGCCTACAAGTCCATGTCAGAGTTCAGGGACAGCTTCATTAAAAGCATAGAGTATATGAAAGTCAGGAAGTTGATATATCTGGATGAAAGTGGTAAGTGGGCAAAAGAACCAGAATCCAAAAGACGGAGAAGATATGACAGATGATATAATTTACGACAAGCCAGAGCTTGAAGTCTGGAGACCGAACTATTGCAAGCTTTCGACCTCTGAGTGGAGAAGATGTAAGCTCTGCAAAAACTCAGAGCCGTTTGTTTCCTCAACTGGTGTAACGAGCAACAGAAAGAAGGTTGTCAGGTATGCCTTTAATTGTGTTGTTGTTGGATATTGTGTAAAGAGGGTTCACTGTGAAGGTTGTTGCGACTTGTTTGCCAGACGAGAGGCGGTGATTGTTTTAGAACCAGAAGACTTTGCTATGTCCAAGCGGGTGGCATCAGAGATTCTTGTCATAGACGGACAATACGCAAGAATGCACGATGTTGTTTACATTGCAGACGTTGCAGTCACCATAGAAGATTTAGGAGACTTCAGCGAGACAGTAACCTATTTATCCACGCTTGACGCTAAAGAGTGGAAAATGAGTTACTCCATAGCGTCAAAGATAATTAGAAGATACCCATACCAAATTGAAAAGGACTTATGATGAAAGCACTTTGTATTTACGGAAGTAAGTTTTCTGAAAACGTTGGGACTCTCGCAAGGTCAGCGTTTATCTATGGGTTTGATGCGATTTATACCATTGGGTCTCGATACAAGAGGATGAGAACTGATACGGTTAATGCTGGAAAACACATCCCGATTATGGCATTGGCTGATTTTGACGCACTGTATCTTGTCGCACAGAAGAATAACGCTTCAGTTGTTATGGTAGAACTTGACCCATGCTCTGTTCACCTTCATCATTATGACCACCCAGAAAACGCCATATATGTGGTTGGAGCAGAGAACAGAGGAATACCGACAAAGGTTTTGGATAAACACCTTGATGAATATGGCGGTGTTGTGATAGAAATACCAACGCCAAAAGACCAAAGCATGAACGTAGCGGTTGCTGGAACTATCGTTATGTATGATAGATACGCAAAAGAACTGCTCGAAAATAAAGGAGAAAAACGATGAAGTGCAAAATATGCAAAATGTATCTCGAAGATGTTGACGAAAACAGCACAAACGGGATGGCTCACACGATTGAGTGCCAAAGGAAGAGGATTGCGGAACAAGACAAAGCCTTATCTGAAACAGCGGGTGGGCTTGAGCTTGCCTGTAAGGAAATCGACTATTGTTACGGAAGGCTGCACATGCTTGGAATGCACACGCCTGAGTATTTTGTCAAAGAGTTCAAGGATGGAAAAGCCAAGACTCGTGGAGAGTATAATCTCGAACACCAATCACGAAGATATTGTGGTGGGAGGCATCATGATTGACCTTGCAATATGTAAATGCTGTAGCCCAGTTCAACGCAAAGAATGTAGCCTCAAGAAGGCGATTGTATGCGAAATGTATGTCAAGTCCCTTGAAGATGTAGTTCGTGGATATAGAAGCGAAAGCACGGACAAGGAGTGGGCTGAAATTGCTCAAGAACACAAGAACGAAGCTGGAAAACACTGGAAAGAGGTTGAAAGGCTTCGCAAGATAGTTGACGAGGGGATGTTGCTCAAGTATCGTATGCAAATCGTTGCTCTTGCAGAGGAAGACAAGAAAGTTCCAGTATCGGTATGCGACCATTGCGAAGAAACCTATCCTGAGTCTTGGGTTGTTGATGGATTGTGTCCATTCTGCGGACACGCCCACAACGAAGAGAACAAAAAGTTGATTGGCGAAAATAAAAGCCATGCTGCTTTCTGTCCGGTTTGCAGTCAGTATCTTCCTGATGGGGCGGGCATAATTGAGGATATAACCGTAAGCTCAGGCTCGATACAGTTTGACCTCAAAAATGCACTGGTTGCCAATCTGATAGGTAGATATGTTTACAACCTTCTCAAGGAATCTGGCGTTCCCAACTTTATCACAGGAGAACTCGGAGATACCAAAGAAGCTGGCTCCATTGAATCCAATCCTCACAGGATATACGTCACCTTTGGTTGGGCAAACAAGAAAACGCCCGGAACGGTCATTACGGAACTCCGCAAGACGATAGAAGCCCTTGAAAAGATTATGCGAGAGAAGCAATGGTCTTATTGCTTAAGCGAAGATGATTTCTGCTTAGAATTGAAAGAATCCCTCAAATCGCATATTGGTGAATGTAAGCTTAAAGCACGAAGCAGATACGGCACTTTCCCCCTGTGGGAAGATGATGCGATGTTGCAAGCAATAACCCACACCATTTTCAAGAAAGCCGAACAAATGATTGCTGATGAATGCCTATGGATAGTTGACCATCACTATAGACGAGAAACAAATGCTGATTTCGTTAAAAAGCTCAAAGCAGAATGGAAGCACGATTACGGCTTAATGCAGGAAAGATGGGCTGTTGACGGAACTCACGTTATTGTTGAACTTGCTACTGGTGGATGGTCTGCGAACGAAGAAATCATTATCGCTATGCGGTCAAACTTTGTTCTTTGGGGACTCACTTGGCAGAAAAGCGAAAGAGGTGGAAGTCACACTTTTTTGTTTGAGCTTTGAGATTAGTGGTTGACAAATGAAGCAACCATAAAAAAGATAGACCTCAAATCAGCCGCAAGGCAAACTAAAAGGAAGGAAAAAATGAAACAGTTCAAGTTCCTTATCTTGATGACCATTATGATGGTCATTGCTGGCAGCCTATTTTCTGCTAATCCAGCATATGGATACACGGCAGACAAGGCTTTCACGGTCATTACCGATACCGGTTCCGACACTGACCCTGCTGACACCTATGGCACGAACAAGGATGGCTATGCCTCTGCGTGGTTTAGGGGCGGGATTCTTAGCAACAAGATTTTCACAATTACCGCAGCCACTCAAGACACGATTAGTGGCACATCAGCAACCCACCTATTACCGATGCTACAGATATCAGGTGATGGACTAACGTGGGCAGATGTTGATTCACTTTCCATGTCACCAACGTTTACGACCGGAAACGCTAACTCAATCGGAATTAAATGGACAATGACAGCGAGTTTAGCAAATATTTATGCCCCCTACGTTCGAGTTGTTTACGTTATACGAACAGCCGGATATGCCAATGTTAGTACTGCCGCAAACCTCGGAGGTGAGCAAGTAATGAAAACCGTAATTTACGTCCCTCGATAATTACGCACTGACCCGGTATCACTCCAACGGATAAAAGCCCCTGCATCAGCGGGGGTTTTATTTATCTCTCAATTAACACTCAAGTCACGACACTGCTAAAAAACAATAAGCTCGGATAAAAAGCCCCCCATACATACTACCTTACCACGATAGCAAAATGCTCACCATCGACTTAATACATAAGTCTTATTAGCCATTCTAAGACAATTTATGCTTAAAATGCCTAAAACGAAACAGCAAGAACAATCGCCACAAAATGCCTTAAAACGCTTCTCAGCAAGTCACTATACCAAGAAAAAACCGAAAAAAAACTTTGGTAAAAGCAAAAAAAACCTTGACACAAAAACCACCCTATAATATAGTGAACTCATACTTAGAAACACTAAAAACTAAAAACTACTAAGGAGCCAGACAATGGGAACACTCAATTTCACCCCCACCCCCGCCCCACTCGCAAGGGACGACCAAAAGTTCATCTCCATTGAACTTAACAATGGAGTTTATGAGCCCACCCAATACCGCCACAAAGACCAAGTTGTCTTGCAGGCAGTTGTTGACCACTTTGGTAACATCATCCCTTCCATGAAAATGGAAGCAAATCTCAGGGAACACCATGTAGCTGGAATCATCCAAGTTACCCGCCTTATTGATGGCGGTTGTGTTATCAGGGTTTTGAGAACGCTGTCACTTTCCTCTCAGAAAGCCGAAGTTGAGCTTACTTCCACTTACTACTGGAAGACTTGGCATGGTCAAGTAGTTCCCGGCTCACTAATCCCCACCATTCTTAATCTGGTAAAAGACGCAGAGTCGTCTTTCCCCAAAGAACGTTACATTCACGAAACCCGCTCATTGAAGCCAGTTGAGTTTCTTGTTTCGGAGGCACAATGAGCAACGAAATAATCAAGCTCAAATGCCACTACGTTTCCAACCTTCTAAGGATTGGAGTTCACACAATGAAAGGCTCCCCATGCCCAAGAGTCATGAGGCACTTTCAGAAAATCCTTAACCAAATACATGAACTGGAGAAAAGATGAAAGACATCACAATCAACACGAAATCCTTCGTTCCGGTGAACAGGTTTCCCACCTTCTCAATAGAGAACGGACACATTGATATGATTGTTGACAACAACTCAAAGGTGACAGCCTGCTTAAAGGTTAGCGTTCTCTCAGATGGATTGCTAAAACCAATCTTGCGTAACGAAACGGCAAAGATGATTGCAAATATCGCAAATGGTCTTGAACGCAAGTACCCCGAAACCAAGTTTGACGTAAGAAAGCAAGACGAGGTCAATCTTTACATAATCCCTCTTAACGCCAAATCAGAAATAGTGATTTGGCACTATCCAGACACAGTAACCGCTGGAATGTTCGATGAACAACCAGACGACACGTTTCCGGAATGGTGGAGGTAGCCATGCAGACAACGAATAGACCTTATCTCGATGAAACTGGGAATCTTATCTTCCCTGCAGGAACTTATTATGTCGGCGACCCATGCTACGTAATCTCCGACCTCAGATGGAGTGCGCTTTGTGATGCCACAAAATGCTTTGAAAAGCAGACAGCAGGTTGCCCAAACACCTTTCTTGTAGAGGACGTTACAATGTTTGCCGCTCCAACTTCTCACGGAGATGGAACCTACAAAGACAGTGACGGAAGAACCTATTCGGTTGACTCCGGATTGATAGGAATTGTGCCAATGGAAGCAGTGTTGGCTGATAGCGAATATAGAAAGGGAGAATACGATGAAGGCTCCGACCTCGGACACATCCTCACCTTTGATTATGATTTTCAGGTATATGTTGACGATGAACACAAGTTCCATTTTGGCAAGATTTCCATTGAGACAGACATCGGTGTGGAAGATGATTACTATCCAGATGATTCAGAAGATGAATATCGGGATTACATAGGATATTGACCCATAGTCCCTTAGTAGCTAAGTAGAAAGACCGTCAGGGGTGGCGGTCTTTTTTATTGGAAACACCCAAAAAAACCGAAAAAAACTTTGGAAAAAGCAAAAAAACTCTTGACAAAAAAACAGGTCTATAATATGATGAACCCATACTTAGAAACACTAAAAACTACTAAGGAGCTAACGATGAAAACACTAAACTATGAGACCCTGCTCAACCTCAACTCGCTAAACAATGCATTCACGGTTTCAAGGAACCCCCTCGGAATCACCTGCCACGGTGGTGCAACAGACAATTCAATAAGGGACAAGAATGCAATTCTAAGGGAAATACGCTCCCTCTCCGGTAATGGCATCCAATACATCCCTTTCGACAATTCACTTTCCGGACTTGAAAGACACAGAGACTGGTATCACGATTTTCTTAACCTTGAAAGGTTTAGTGAAAGGAAGGTGTCAGAATGAAAGAGTTTAAGGTAATCAAACTAAGTCAAAATGGAAGGGAAACATCTTACGTTGGGAACCTGCAAATGCAGGAAGAGAACTTTGCCTATACATTGAGAATAGCGTATGAGGCTAAAAAAATCAAGAAGATGTCGGGGTTCAAAACTGCAAGTCAGTTCTTTACCGCACTAAACAAGGCTTTCGACTACAAGGAAGAAAGCTGCTACGCCAAAACAAATCTAAGGATGGAGATGTAAGATGAAGACATTAGCTAATGCACCTCTCGCACACCCGACATTTGATTGGGCTCATTGCACGAACCACAGAACCGGAGATATTTGTCTCAGATTTACGGCTGGCAAGTTTAGTGATGTTTGTGTTTCCACAAATATCGGACTTATGATAGCAGACAGCACAACCGATGGTTCAGGCGACATTAAAACGGCTGTTGGCTTGATAGAGACAAACCACATCGGCTTTAGCGTATGCTTGTCAATAGCCGAACTGCTTCTCAAGGAGTTTGACTTTTTTGATTACGTTTACAGCAGAAAGCTGATTGGTTTGACTCAGCACGTTTTGGTTGGAACAAGGTCAATAACAAATCAGGAAATTGGAATGGTTGTTGGCTTCTTGTACGACTTGCAGAATAGGATGTAACATGAAACGCCAAGAATACATCTTAGATATTGAGGAAAGAGGGAATGGGATTAAGGCACGTGGTTATTCGATTAGAACCAACCATCACCTACCAAGCTTGTCGCTAACGAAAGACAATGCTCATGTCTTGTTTTGTCAAGGAGATGATGCTCAAAGCATAATAGACGAAGTTCCTGACGATATAAATGAAGAACTGTTCCTGCTGGTGTTTTTTGACTCAGCGGGCGTAATAAAATAAGAGAGGATACAAATGATTAAGTTCAAAGACCTTCACGACACAATGGAAGCCGTCCCACGTGGGACAACCTACGAAGCCAAAGCAGATTCGCTTAACAAGGTTCTCGTCACAAAAGATGAAGAGATTAAGGTTGAGTTTTATGCCGAAGGGATGAAATCCGGAACGCTATACACTCCAAGCTATAAGTTTGCTTCAAAGATGATAAATGCCTTTTTTACACGATATAGCGGGGCTAAAATCTCTCCATATCTTATGAAGGTGGAAACAGATGGCTAAACTCAAGTTTAAGTGCGGAAGAGACGTTACGATTTACGATATAGAGATTATGAAGCTTGATTACAAGCTATCTGATTCCCCTGACGCACACCTTGCGTTTGACGCAGAAATTGAAATTGCTGGCATTGACAATCCAGTTGGTTACTTTGCTGGCATTGCCTACGTTCCATATCCAGAACCACCACTAAGCAAAGAGATTCGGAATGGTGCAATCACCACAAGAATGTATAAGGAAGATGGCAAATACATTGCAAGTAGCGTTGTAAGCTTGGACGATTTTGAATACCATGCCAACGAAGTATTCAATTCAGCAAGCGAGATTTTCCAATATGCAGTTAAGAATGTATTTAAGAATGGGTTGCTGGCAAAAGCAAGAACAACTGTCTTTTTGATAGATGAATCCCTTTCTGGCTATCCACAGCAACGCTATGCACTGAGTGGTCAGCTTCCGAAGCAAGGAAAACCAGTTATAGCCAATTGCTCTTCTGAACACATTGTAGCTGCGGTATTAGTTTCCAATGCTGTTGAGGTGTTTGTCCTCAGACACGAGAAGCCAAGCATAAGAATGATAATGTCGTTTGATGAATACGACACATGGATGTTAGAACTCAAGTCACTAAGGAGCGAAAGATGTTAGAAGCAATTGTCTTGGTTCATTATGAAAGCGATAATGGGGACGCAAAAAACAGATTGTTCGCAGTAAAGGATATCTTTCCACGCTTTGTTTGTCTTGATGTATGTGGCAAGAGTACTGATTTCGGAAAGCATGAAGTTTACCTTTCCAAAAACGACAACGACCTTGTTGCATATATCGAATCCACCCATCACACCATGTGTAGAGACAGAGGCGAGCGGAACATAGCTATATTCATCTCCACACACTACGGAATAGAAAAATCACGTGCAAGAGTGCTCTCCAGCCTCATAAAAGAAAGGCTAAAAAACATGAAAATAATTTGATTAAAAGCAAAAAAAACCTTGACACAAAAAAGGTTCTATAATACAGTGAACTCAATACTTAGGCAACCAAAAAAAATAAAACTAAGGAGCCAGACAATGCTTATCATTAAAATCGAAAACCACCCCTCGGTCAAAAAAATCACAGCATCTTCAAAAGAGGATGCTGGAATGTGGCTGCACAGCCAAAAGCTAACTTATCCCAATGTCTCAGCAATGAAACTTGGAGTCACCTCAACCCACTCCAAAGAGGCTATCGCTCTTGGAATCTTCAAGGAGGAATAATGATTGGAGAACATCATCATATCTATAAAATCGAAAGCTCTGAAATGATTTCCCTTCAAAAAAAGGGGAAGCACATCAGGGACGACTTTTTTAATAGACTTAAGGCTGTTACCAGCTCAGACATGCTTCTCATTAAAAGAAAGAAAGAAACCTACCAAATCTGGTTTGCCGGATTGGAAAAGCTTCCAGAAGAGAATCAGGAAGCTTGGAGATACGATAAACGGCAAAAATGCTACGTCCCCAACCTCAAAACGAAAGAGGGACGTGCGCTAAACAAAGCAATCACGAACGAGGGGAGCTTTATCCCTCTTCTGCCTCAATGGGTTAAGGATAAAGGAATCGGGGTTGCGGAGTTTGACCTTCTCGATGATTTGATGCACCAAAAATACGTTGAAGTATTGGTGGATAAAGACGATACTCAATTCATCATAATGATTCCGAAATGTTCCGACTTAAAGAACAAGCCGGATGAAGATAATTCGATAAAGGCTGTAGAGTCTCTTGGTGGAACGCTAATTTCCTTCGGAACCTACTATGATAGCTATCGAACCACGATAAACCAATATGTATGTTAGGAGCAAACATGAAAGCTAAAATTGAACCCAAAGAACTGCTTGCACTGCTACGCTCAGTGTCAACAGCGCTACCGAAATCACCCACCTCCCCAATCCTGAACTGTTTCCTGCTCAATTTTGCTGACGGAAACACACTGACCGCAACCGCTTCAAATCTTGAAGTTACGATTGTAAAGTCTGCACCATGTACCGTAATTGAGCCCGGAATGGTTTGTGTCGAAGGCAAGTCCTTGATTCACGCAGTTGACAGGCTGAAAGACCTTATCGAGATAGAAGAGGACGCTGAAACCATCACGTTCAAAGCCGGAAAGACAAAGTTCACCTTTGAGCTTGCTGATTACACTCTTTATCCGCTGGTTCCAAAAAAAGACGAGGGCAAACCCGATATACTGATTTCGGAAGAATCAATCGGGAACGTCTTTGAAAGACTTCGTGGCATTGTTTCAAAGGATGTCAACAGGGCTGTGCTGACCAGCATCTGTCTCAGAGTAAGCAAAGAGAAATATACCTTTGCAGCTACAGACGGTCGCAGAGTTGGTGAGATTTCACTCGACAATGCCTATGGCAGTAAGTTTACCGGAGAAATCCTGCTTCCAAGTGTAAGCTTTGACCCAGTACTCAAAAACCTCACCAAAGAAAAGGATGCGGACGTTTCCATTTGGGCAAACGGAAAAACGAACAAAATACTGTTTGCAGTTGGTGAAACTCTCGTTTACAGTAGTTGCTTTGAGCAAAAGTACCCTGACTACCAAAAAGCATTCGTTGGTAGCGAGTCTAAAGAGTTCATCGCCTTTTCAAACTCAGAGCTTTCGGACGTTACAAAAACCTGCTTAATAGCTGCCGAAAATGAGTCACTGAAAATCAAGATGAGTATAGACTCAGAAGGTGGAGCGGTATTTACGTCAAACAAAAGAGGCGAGATGGAATCATCGGTAGAGCTACAGCCTCAAGAGTCCAATATCCAGACACCAAACGCTGTTTCGTTCAACGGCTCTTACCTTCTTTCCATTTTGAAGTGTATCGAATCAGATAGCGTAAAAATCACAGTAACTTCTGCCGAGATGAACAAAAGCCCTCTTTTGTTTATCGGAAGCAACACTGAACGCTACCTATTGATGCCACTCAGAAGCTAATCCCTTATTAGTTCAGGCAATAGAGCTTGGTTATGCGCCAAGCTCTTTTTTTGCGTTCGATTTAAGCTAATAAAAAAAGACCACTATACATACCACCCCACCCCAAAGCCAATAATGCCACAATGAAGCTCTCACGGAGTCGTTCCACCGTGGGAAAACGCATCGTTTAGTCTCACAGGTATTGACAAGAAAGGCAAGTTAGGTACTTTTGCAACAGAGGTAACGATGAGCAAAAAAGAATCAGTCAAAGTAACAAGGCTTGGTGACAACGAATCCCTATTTGGTGATAGTTCTCATTTTGGCAAGACAGCTATAAGTCAAGACCGTCCTTACGTTGATGCGAAAGCTAAGACGGATGAGATTGCGCCCCCTGCCTATAGTTATGAAAATCTTGCGCTCGTTCCGGAAACAGACGATGTCGTCTATTCCAATATCCGTGCCATCGTTCAAAATGTAACTGGCTTTGGTTTCCGTTTTGAGCAATACGAAGGTGATGAAAAAGCTTTTGAAGCTCAAAAAGCGATGATTGAAGGACTGTTTAACAAGCCCAACGAAAACTACGAAAGCTTTGTCGTTATCTCAAAACTCATCTCAATCGACAGAGAGACTTTTGGCACTGGGTACATGGAAGTTCGCAGAGACTTAGACAAAGTTATCAAACGCATTTACCATTCTCCAGCTTTTCGCATACGTGCAAGAAAGGACAGAGTTGTTGAAGGTGAAATAAAAGTTGAGCGCAGGGGTTATGTTTTACTTTCGGGGAAAGCCGGAGACACAAAGCCAATTATGTATTTCAAGAACTTCGGTGACGAACGAGATATGAACATGAAAACCGGAGAATACGGCAAAGTTGATGGTGCGCTACGTGCCTCTGAGCTTATCGAGTTCAAACACTATAACACAAAGACCGCATACTACGGCATTCCTCAATACATCTCAACTGAATCGGCTGTTATCGGCAACAATTATGCTGCCACCACGAACAATAACAGGTTCAAAAACAACTGCGTACCAGACCAGCTAATCATTGTAAACAATGGTTCGATTGTTTCGGGCAAGAAAGAACTGAATTCATATTTTAAAGACGAGTTCAAGGGTTCGGAAAATGCCGGAAAGTCTCTGCTGATTGAGGTAGAGGGTTACGACAAGGATGCAATAAAAGACGGTCTTGAAAAAGCCACCGTACAAGTGGTTCCTCTCAATAAGTGGAACGACTCAGATTTTTCAAAGTTTCAGGAAAGGAACGACCTAAGAATCCGGAGAACATTCAGGCTCAGCAAAATCATTCTTGGAGAAACTGATGATGTCAATCGTGCTTCTGCAACGGCAGCCAAAGAAGTTGCCGAAGAACAGGTTTTCAATCCCATCAGAATTGAAATGGACGAAATCATCAATCAGACCATTGTTGCGGACATATTAAACAGGAATAACGTTTCCGGAACTCCCGCTGTCTGGTTCTCGTTTGTAAAAATGAGCATAGACGATTCTGATTTGCGCATTAAGCGAGCCGAAACAATGAATGGCACAGGAGTCGGCACAATAAACGAAATCAGGGAAGAGCTCGGTCTCCCTGCTTTTGGTGAAGATAGCGACCCGATATACAATACGCCCATCAGAGGGCTTCAGATGATGATGGTTGCGGAAGCACTATCAGAAGGAACTGAAGCAGTAAAGACGGCACAGATGAGTCGTCTCACTGAAGTATTCAAAAGCGATAAAGTAGCAGAAGCCTACAAGATGATTCTTGCTGGCTATGGGGTTATCGGTGGAAAGCCAAGAGCTTAAGCTCATCACAGCAGAAGCCATAAAGCTTATGGATGAGGGCGACCCATTGCTTGACGATGTTTTTATCGCCAAAGAAATGGCTTATTCGTTATCGCTCGCTAAAACGCTAACGAAGCACATGGATGTTGCGTATGGCTACACGAAAGACGTTGCTACGTCAATGACCCTCTCAATAGACAGAAATGCTTTATATGACGCAGCAGAAAGGGCATACACTGAACAGCTTGGTGTAAGGGCTCCAGAAACAATGAGACCGATTATAGACAAACACGTCAATGGTATTTACAACTACGCAAGAAACGCCATTACGGAGGTCTCCCTCACACTACCAGACAAGAAGTCGATAGAATATCTCAAGTCTGTTGACAACTTTTATGTTGGCAAGATGTTCAAGGGTTACGAAGACCAAGTAAGAGAGGTCATTCGCAATGCCACTTTCAATGATGGGCTCGGAGCAATTGACACCGCAAAACTCATCAGAGAAGCGGTTGGAGGCAAGGTAGAAAGAGAGTTTTACCGCTATGCTACTGTAGCAAGAACCTCAGCAAACAGAGTTCGCAACTGGTCACGAGTGCAAGCCTTTCAGGTTGAAATGGTGGCAGAAGTAGAGTTTATCGCCATGATGGATGAGCGGACATCTGATATATGCGAAAACATGGACGGAGCCATATTTGAGGTTGCCTCCATTGTTGAACACATTGAGAAAGTACAAGAAGCAGGTGAGGATAGACTCCCTGAAGTTTCACCGTTTCCCAAGCTGTCAGACATAACAGGACTAAACGGAAACAGGCTGTCGGAACGAGAACTTGAAAAGCTCGGTTTTGCTGTACCTCCACTTCACTGTAATTGTAGGAGTTTGTTGGCTTATTCTGACCCTGTTGTCCGGTCTGTATTGAATGATGGCGAAAAAATAGAATACATAGAGTCAGAACTCGAAAGAAAGAAAAACCTTGTTTCTGATTTTTATGGATATCAGAAACATCCACATTCTCTGTCTCCTGCCGATGCTGATGCAATCAAGCTTTACACAACAAGTGAATACGAAACGTTCAACAAGTATTTAAGAGGCATTGATTTCAGATTCACAGACAAGATTGCCAACATAGAAGACCTTAAAAGTTCAATTATAGACGTAAACACTGCCCTTGATAGGCTTCCCAATGTGGATACAGGGATAGTCTCAAGAATAATCTATACCGGAGATTACGAAGCTCGAAAAGCTAATGCAGTAAAAGATTTTGTAACCAGAGGTTTTTTCAGTACCACATCAAAGTCTATTGCTTCTGATGCTGGAGACGCTCGTGATAGCATTATTTACCACGTCCTTCCAAGAAGGGGTAAATACATAGAGAAGTACTCGGCATTCCCACAAGAAAGAGAAGTCCTATTTAAGCCCGGAAGTGCATTTAGGGTGCTTAAAACCGAAGAGAAGTTTGAGACATATTCCTCTGTCACCTACAAAACACTTATAGTTTATGCAGAGGAGTTGTAATGAAAGCCAATGTTAATGAGCTTGAAAGACATGACGAATCAACGTTTTTTTCTTACTCCACATATAAGAATGACGAAACCCTTTCTCTTGGTGAAAACATGAGAAACAGAATGTTTGCACTTCATAAGCTCAAGATAAAAGAGCAGAAACGCATAAAGGAGTTGTTAGGTGAAAACACCAACTAAGGACAACGTTGGGCAGATTTACTGCAAGGTTCAAGACTATGTCCGAAACAAAGCTGGAGACCTCGTTGTTTACGGATGGGCATCTCAGGACAACATTGACAGCGGGAAAGAGATAGTTCCGCTATCTGCGATAAACGCATCATTAAAGTCGTATTCTGATTTCAGCAATATCAGACAAATGCACAACCCATTTCTTGGTGGTGCTGGCATTTGCACTGTTATGATAATGGAGGACAGCGGGCTTTGGATAGAAGCAGCAATAATAGACAAGGAAGTTCAAGAAAAAATAATCAAGAAGGTGTACAAGGGATTTTCCATCGGCTACATCATCAATGGCGAATACAAGAGAAGTGACGGCATAAACGTATTGTCGGACATTGAGCTTGTAGAGATTTCTGTTGTTGACCGCCCAATGAACAAGAAATGCCTGCTTGAGCACATAAATAAAGTCCATGAAGAAAATGCCAAAGGAGGTACTCAAATGGCAAAAGTACTATCAACTGAAGATAAGGAAAAAATGCCGGATGAGAGCTTTGCTTTTGTTGGTGAGATTGAGGGGAAAAGCTCTCGCTTATTTCCCTATAAGTCAGAGGGAGGAGAAATTGACGTTGAGCTTGCGCTTGCGTCAATCAATATCCTCAACAGCAATCGACCAGAAGATGTAAAGTTTTTAACCGAAGAGCAAAAGAGAGCGTCTTATGAGTTGCTTTCTAAAGCGGTTTCCGATTCTGATACCGATGAAGACATTCCCCCATTGGTGGTTGACAAGGATTTTGGCAACAAGTTTGCCAATCCGGAAAACATCAATGAAGGCAAGGAACACGCAGAACAGATTGACCAAGCAATTCGTGAGGCAATCGACAAGGGCAACGAAAGCCTGTTCGGACAATTCAAGTCGTTTTTTGCTACTGCTTTCAAGCGAACTCCCGATGGTAAAAACCAAAACGGAAAAGTGATAGAGGTCGAAGTTCCGCTTACAAGCATAGATGGATACAACGACCTGAACGAACTTAGATGGAAGCTTACTGACGTAAGCTGGATTCTCGGCAGAGTTCTTGAAAACGTTTTGTACTCCGATGCCCTCTCTTCTGAAGAAAAAGAGATTAGAGCTATTCAAGCTTTTAATGACGCCAAAGCGCAATGGACGGATTTGTTTAGGCAAGTTGTTGCCCTCACAACGTCCACAAAAACAGTAAAACCCACCCAAAACAAGGAGGACTCCGTGGAAGTCAAATCCATAATGGTTGATGGGGTAAAGTTCGTACCGGAAAGCGGAGATTCTCCCAAAGACAATCCCGCTCCTGCATCTGAACCGAAACCAGTAACTGACCCCGCCCCTGCTCCCGCCCCTTCTGAGCCCGAAACCACAGAAGAAAAGGGAAACGACACCCCCACTCCCGAACCTGAGCAAAAGCCGGAAGAACCTATTGTTCCAGAACAGCAAAAAGCTCTTGAAGCCGAAAACGCAAAGCTCAAAGCCGAGCTTGCACGAGTAAAAGAAATCGCTCCATCTGCTGTAAAGCTCGCTGAACAGTCTGATGAAAAAGCAGTAACAGCGACAAACCCCGAAGATTCCTCGTTCTGGATTTAAGGAGAAACCCATGAAAAACTACTTTGATGAAGCAAAGTTCAAAACCCTTATTCAGTCCACTACTTTCGCAGCAGGTGGGCTGTTAAACCCGCAGCAAGCCGACAGATTCATTGACCTTGTTGTTGACCAACAAGTTCTTCTAAAATTGTGCGATGTTCGCAGAATGGTGACCAATTCCATCGAGCTTGACCGAATCGGAATGCAAGCTCGTCAGATGCGCAAGCATAATGCTGGCGTTGCCGGAAGCTCCGCAAACATCACAACCGACAAGCGAACCCTGACCCTCACTGAAGCCAAAATCTGGTTTGAGCTTGATATTCGCACCCTTCGCCGCCTCACCATCGAAGGTGACGGCAAAGACATTGAAGGTGCCCTGCTCAGACACATCATGGAAATGGCTGCAAATGCCTATGGAAATGATGTAGAGGATTTGGGCGTCAACGGTGACGACGACCTCGATTCCTCAGCCTTCCCATTCCAATCAATTACTGATGGATGGCTGAAAATCGCCAAAGAAGATGGTCACACTTTCGACCTTGTCGGAGAAACTGACTATCTCGGAACGGTGTTTGCGAACATCCTTTCGCTTTTGCCCGAACGTTATCGTGCAAGACAAGCGGATTTCACCTACTTCACAACCCCGACCATCCGTGACAATTACATCAAGCAAATCGTGGCAACCGGAACCGCAGGTTCTCTGCCCTATTTGGTTGGCAACTTGGCTCCGACCTACATGGGTATTCCCGTAGTTGGTGTTCCAAGCTTCCCTTCTGGACACATCATGCTTACTCCGCCTAAGAACCTCGCCTTCGGTATTGATGCCAATGGTATCGAACGTGACTTCGACAAAAAGGTTGTTGAGCGTGTGATTCAGTCCGTAATCATCGCACCGATTGGCTATCAGATTTCCAACGAAGATGCAGTTGTTACTGCATGGAATGCAACGGAACCTGAGCCTGACCCTGCTTAATAAAATCCCAAGCGTCCGAAATGAGTGTGGGGGCGATACTCTCGTCCCCCCTCATTAAACAATAAAAGACAAGGAGAACACAATGAAAGAAGTAACCCTTATCACAAGAACAAGCCACACCATCGCCAGAAAATCTGGAGAGCTTGTCACCTTTACCAAAAACGTTCCTCAGTACTTTGCCGATGATGATGAAATCATTAGCTCCATAGCACGGTTAAAGCAGAAGGACGGCACGATGTTTCAGGTGTCCAGCGACATCAAAAGCATCAAGCTGCCAAAAGACTGGGTTCAGTTGCCCAAGCGTGAGCTTGCGGCAATATTGGATTCACTCGGACGTAACAAGAAAACCCTTCTCAACCACGAAAACTATGTTGACGCTGTCAAGCAGGCAATCAAAGCAAACCTGATTAGCGTTGCCAGTGATGTTCCCGTTGGCGAAGGAAACATGAAAACTCTTTTGAGAGAAAACCAAGACCTTCAGAAGCGTGTTGCCAAGCTTGAAAAGGAAAACGGAGCGCAAAAGAAGGCATTCGTTGACACTATCGCAGAACTCAGAAAAGAGTTTGACGACAAACTGCTTGAGTTGGAAAAAGCCAAAAAGTAACAAGATAAGGCGGGGGGACATTAACCTATCCCCCCGCTATATCATAGATAAGAGGAAACGATGAATTATTTCAATTCGCTGACCCAAAAAGAACGAGAGGCAGCAACGTTCATGTACGAAGAGCCGGAAATCATAAGAATCCCCAACGTACTGTCGGAGGAGCGATTTTCTGAAATAGTATCGTTTAAGGGATATGCTGATATTGACGCAGACAAAAAAGCAATGGCACACGAGTTTATCAGTGGCTTAATTTACAGAGCAACTGGTCTTTTTTACGGCTCAAAAGAGCTTACCCTCCGGTACAATGCTAATGATTCAGCCAACGTCTTTGTATTCCCTTTTAGATGCATGTCTATTGAATCAATATCATCAAACGGTCATTTGCTGCCAGTATCCGAATATGAGTACGACAGGCACGAACTAAGAACAGTTAATTCGCATTCTCTTAACTCCATCTTTATCACTGGACATTTTGGCTGTCCTGCTGAAGAGGTTCACAACGACATTGAACTTGCTATTTCGATTTTAATAGAAGACTACGTAATCGGGGACAAGTATGACAGAATGCAATCAATGGCAAAATCCGTCACTCTTGACAAACTATCAATTACCCTTGAAAGCCAGCAATACGATGGCTCAGTAACAGGAAACAAAGAGGTTGATAGATTACTGCTTCCTCATGCTTACCCCAATTCCCCTTTGGCTAATGGGCGTGGTATAAAGTTTAGAATGACGGCATTATGATAGTTATCGATGTTTACTCACCGAACCCTGAAACAGAGGCATCTAATTCGCTTGGATATTTTCCTGACAGCGCATTTGTGAAAACCGGAATGATTGGTGTGCCATTTGTCGCATGGAAAAAAGACCGAGAGCCAAACAGTCAGGGAATCAAAGAAACCATTGGAAGTATTGTGATAACTCGTTCAAAGGTCACGGCATCTGGATTGACGATTAACAGCAGGCTAAAGTTTGGTGGCTTTATGTATCGCCTAACATCAATGCTGCAATCAGTGAACCAGATATACACAATAACCTTTGTTCACGTGCAATCGTCTGATGCGATGGTCAGCTATGTTGAGCCTATAGCAGAAGGTGACTCATTATGAAAACTGGAAATTGGGACGGATTCACTAAAATGCTAAACGACTTGCCGAGTACGATTCCAAGTGAAATAAAAAGTTCACTGAAAAAAGTGGCTTACAAAGTTCAGCGTTCGATGATAACTGGCTTAACAAGCAAACGCTTCAATCTCGCACCAAATGCAGAGTCAACGATTCGTGCAAAGAAAAGCTCAACTCCACTCATCGACAAGGGAGACCTTATCGGCAGCATCAACGTTCACAATTTGCCTGACGGATACTTAACCGGAGTTCATCGTACAGCATTGTCAAGGGACGGGAAAAGTCTTGCCAACGTTTTTGCGATACACACATTTGGAAACTCTCGACTTGAGGCAAGTGGAAAGCGTTCTGGCATTCCTAAGAGAGACATCATAACCCCTTCACTCAAAGAAAATGAAGCTGGTTTCGTTGGTGCTTGCGAAGAGGCACTAAACAAAGCTTTTAGGATAACATAGTGAGCAGCATTCCCTTCCCCCTCAAAAACCACACGGACAAAGCCATTAGTGCACTCAGGAGTTATCTCGCTGGATTTAAGGCGGGCTCAGATGTGATTCCTCTTTACGTCAAGGGATATACTCGTGAAATGACCCCTCCTGCTTTCCCATACTTTTATGTCGAAAAGTTTTCTTTGCTGAAAGACAGGGAGCGTCTTGAATCCGGATTAAAGACTGAAACCGCCATAGTTGACGATGTCCCATACGTCAAGTATAGTTCACTACCATACAAGCTAACATTCGTTTTGGAATACGCTGACAGCAACCCTGTAAACTACCATCTAATAACTGAAATGTTATTGGGTAAAATAGAAAGAACACCTTTCCTTATTCTTGAATACGGCAATGATAAGGACGAACTATGTCCTTTGCTTCTCGAAAACTTGTATGAAAACGAATATTCAGAGATAAGCCATCGATTGTTTTCTCTGTCCCTGTTGATTCGTCTCGACCCGACTCTTGAGCTTGTTGAGGCGGAGACGATAGACACAGTAATTATGAACAACATAACCATTGAAGAAGAGGGATAGACCAATGTATAAAATCAAACGAATCAACCACGGACATGTTTTTTTGCTATGTTTAATAGCCGTAGCCATAACAGAGATGCTTGCAGGATTTTACTATTCGATAATGTCTTGCTTTGCTGTTCTGTTGCTCATTGAAACAGCAAGAACGATAAGCTTATCTCTTGCTCAAAAATCCTTTTGCTCAGCCTCATGCAATCGCATAATTGTTCTTGACACCATCGTGGGAATAATAGCATTGTTTTTTTGGTTGGGCTTAAGAACCTTCCACATAATGATGTATTAGGAGAATCACATGAATTTGGATGTCACGACCCTGAAAGAAATGCTTGAAACCATGCCACCAAAAGACTTCCTGTCTTTGCTGATTATGTTTGTATTCATTGTTGTTGTCTTTATCGTTGCACAGGGAATAGCCCAAGCGTTTACTGGATGGATATCCAAAAAGTTATTCAAGGACTCCGACAGATACAAAAAAAAAACCACATTGAGGATGCAGAAATCTCTGACAGTAAACGGAAATATCCAAAGTGAGCTGAAAATGCTTCGGGAAGAAATCGGAGCAAACATTATTCAGGTGTGGCTTTATTCAAATGGGGAAAAATCGTTTGGTGGAATCTGTTTCAATTATCAATCCGTTAAGTTTGAGGTTGTTGAGTCCGGCTACCCTTCCCTTATCCAAACCTCACCAAAGATTTCGACCACAGCCACGCATTACATTTCAAAGCTCATGTTTGACAATCCCGCTGACTTAGTGACTATTGATAGTGTGGAGTATTATGATTTTCCGGATAAGCCAATATTCAAGTCAATGCACATAGAAACCCTAATTTGTGCTGCCATACAAACGGACAGAATGACAATTGGATATGTCTTGGTTGGATGGATGTATAAAGAAAAAGGCTCCCCCATTAACAAGTCAGAGCTTGCAGCGGTGAATAATACCAGACACAGAATCAGCGGAATGTTCGAGACTCTGGAGCAGATATGAAGTCCATCGAATCAATACTCATGTTTGTTGTGGTTGTCGCCTTAATCCTATTTGGTTTTTTTGTCGGAAAGGCTATCTACCATTCCGATGCTCAGCACACAACGGAATCCATAACCGTTGTTGACACAGTTTATGTTCAAACGGTTGTTGTTTCTCAACCCCAAAACATAGAAGCTCCAGCACATGTTGTCGAAATAGACAGTGTGTCAATGCACCATATAGCGAGAATCGACACCGTTTTAACAACTGATAAAACCCAAACAGACCTTTCCGTTACATACAGAACCCAAGAAAAAAGATTTTCCCTCCAGTGGGAAACGACTCACGCTATAGATAGTGTATATGTCTATAAAACCGTTGAAAACACGATATATGTAGATAAACCAGCAAAACACACATCCAAAAATGTCTTGCCAATAATTGGTGTTTCCACTTATTTGGCAGATGAGACCAAGCCACAGTATTCGGTATCAGTAGGACTAAGGTTCTGGAATAAGATAGATGCTCTTTTGGGCACTTCCACGGACACGAAGCTGATATTGGGATTTGGCTACAGATTCTGAAAGGAGGAATGATGGTCAAAGTCACAATGATAAACAGAACCAACGACCCAGTAACAATTTCTTGTGGTTCACGAGAAATACTACTCTTGGTAAACGGAAAGAAGGAGCTTGAGGTAAGCGATGCAGAAGCTGAGCACATCAGGTCAAACTGTCCATCTGGAGTTTTATTGACAGAGCGCAGGGCACAAAAACAAAAAATTGCTGTGCCAGAAAAAACGAAAACAATAGAAAATAATGGAGGCTCAAATGAGTAATGCTCCCGGTGTTAATCATGTCCCAGTAAGCTCAGGCTTCAAGCCAATCGACACTAAGTCCCCAAGCGTGTTGGGCATATTGATTCGCAGCAAAAGAGGGATTCCAAACAAACCTGTTTTTGTCACGAATTACGACCAAGTAAAGGCAAACTTTGGTGGTCTCATCCCTTCTTCGTATGGGATATACGCCCTCAAGTTTATGATGGAATATTATGGCGTCAATCAGGTGTATGCCGCTCGCATAGCATCCAGTGGCGACACAAAAGCAACCATCGAAATCGCAACATCCCTTCTTTCCTTCAACGTCACCAGTCCCGGAACTGACGGTAACAACTTCGACCTCATCATCACAAAGCATCCAGTAGTTGCGGATAACTATTCAGTCTCTTTGGTTGTTGATGATGATGAATCTGCACACGAGTTGTTCTTTGCAGAAAACCTTTCTGGCGACCCCACAAAGCCACGCTATTACGTAAAGGTTATCACCGAAGAATGCAAATGGCTTGAGGTTGACGGCACCGATTCGTCTGTGGCTGGAACTCTTTCGACAGCAATGTCAACGGATACCAGCAAAACATTCTCCGCTTCTGGCGGAACGGATGATTCTGATGCTCCAACGGTAGCGGACTATCTTGGTGATAGTTCTCTCAAGACTGGGCTTCATTGCCTGACCTCTGAACGGAGCATCAGAGCCTTGATGATTCCCGATTCACCAATAACAGTAGATGTCGAAGGCGCTATTGACCAAAAGACTCTTGATGGCGGGGCTATTTCATACTGCGATAATCTTGGCTACGTGAACTATATCGGCAGTGTCCCCAAAGGCAAAACCCCTCAAGAAGCAAAGACGTATATCATCGAAACCTGTGCCTTTGACAGCAATAACTATGCTGTCTATTACAACTGGATTAAGGTGTTTGACCCCATCAGCGGAATGGGCAAGCTAATCCCTCCAGCAGCGATGGGATTCGGTGCATGGGCACTTACTGACGGAGGAGAAGAGGGAGTACACAAGGCTCCTGCAAACGTTATTTGCCGTGGCGTGATGTCCCTTGAAACGGACAACCTCACCACCGGAGAGCGTGGCTTGTTAAATGATTGCGGAATCAATGCCATTGTCAAGCTTGACACTTACAAGGTGTTCGGTGCAAGAATGAGAACCAATGACCCCGAATGGACTTACATTCACGTTCGCAGAACTTATCAAATGCACTGGACGTCAATCATTGACTCGTCATGGTGGATTCCCTTCACAGTGAAAGACGACATGATGTTTGGCAGAATCAAACGCATTGTCGAAGCATATTTCAAAATGCACGACAGACGATTCAATCCGCAGGGCTCTCTGTTCAATCTCGAAAACCCACAGGAACCCCCTTATTACGTGGTTTGCGAAAAAGGAAATCAGTCCGGAAAACGTGGAGAGCTAATCATCGATTGGGGAGTCTGCATTGTTGATACAAACGAAATCGTCAAGTTCCGCACTTCTCTTTGGGATGGGAAGAGCGATACCAGACGGGTATAACTGGAGGAATAATGGAACGACATAATCAGCGACCCCAAGATTCAGCACAGAAAGCCCAATTCTATGTTGACATAGATGGGATTCAAGCAACCAGCTTCAAGAAAGTGGATGGGCTGAAAGGCGCATTTGCTGTAATTGAAGAACGTGATGGCAACGAACCAAACCGAAAACGCAAACAACGTGGACTCGAAACCTTTGAAAATGTTACGCTTACAAAGGGCGTAACCTTCATAGATAGCGAGCTTGCTGCTTGGTATGCTTCCGGTGACAGACGAGATGTATCAATCGTTCAGATGTCTCATTCCGGTGAAGAGATGAAACGCTGGACTCTCAGCAACGCATTCCCGCTGGAGTATTCTCCGATAGAAGGGATGGAATCCGACTCTGATGCAATACAAGTAGAAAGCCTTGTCTTGGCTCACGAGGGTTTTGACCCCAAATGAGCTTAGTAAACGTAGCCAAAGAAATAGCGAGATTCGTTACAGATTCTTCTCTCAAATACCTATTTGCTGTTGAGATAGAGCCTATTCCTGAGAATACATCTAAGCCGTGGTCAAACATAATGACCCCATTTAGTCTTGATGGATTTCCCTTGCAATCGGTTGCTGCCTTCAAAAGCGTTTCTGGTATTGAAGAATCGTTGGCTACGAAAACAATCAACGAAATAAACAACCCAATGCCCGACAGGGTAGTTGTCGCTGTCAAGCCCGGTAATGTCACTCTTTCTGGAGGAGTTGCTTTTAGTGAGCAGCTTTTCTCTTGGTATAAAAGATGTAGAGATTGGGAGCCCGGCAGCGACGACTATCGGGCAAATGTAACGATAATTCAGCTAAAGAAGATTCCCGCAATAAACATCCCTATCCTTAGCTTTCTTGAGGTGGACAGATGGACTCTCCCTTATGCTTGGGTGGACAGATACCGTGCGCCAGATTTTTCAAGCACAGAGGAAGACGTCTCGATAGCTGAACTTGGTATAACATGGGATGCACCTCTTCATAAGGATTATTCGGTAAAAACAGTAAGTGACTTGACTAATTTGGTTAAGTCGTTTGGAATCCTCAACCTATAAACAGGAGTAACAAATGGACGCAAAAACACTAAGCAAAGAACAACTCATTGAAGAGTTTGACGAAGTTCTTGAGTTTACCCTCAAGCACGGACTCAAAACAGCAGATGGCACACGTTTGAAAAACGGAGTGCTAAGAGAAATCACAGGAAAAGACCAAGTTGCTGCATCAAACGATAACCGTGTAAAGTCTGGTAACAAGGCTGTTGAGGGATTTATCTACATCTCCAAAACAGCCTATATCGAGGTTAGCGACAATGAATATCGTCCCATCACCTTTGACGAAGCAACCAGCCTTAAAAACAGCGATGTAGCAGTTATCCTCAAGGTAATAGCCGAACTTGCAGAGGACGCTGATTTTTTGTCGCTCAAGCAATAGAGGACGAAATGGACATAGACGTTGAAATTGCAATGCTGCTGAGTAATACCGGAATGAGCTACTCAGAAATAATGTCTCTTTCAACGTCACGCAGAAGAACAATCCTCTATTTTGTAAACAAAGAAAAGTCATATTTTTACGAGTTCTTTAAGAAGCTTTTGGGAGCAAAGTAATGAAAACATTTGGATTTGGCGCAAAGTTCGCTTTCGACACTATTGGATTAAGCAGCCTCACTGGGGCGTCAAGTGCCGTTGCGAACCTAAGCTCACAGATAGATACCGCCATCCTTGCCAACGAAGGGCTTGTGCGCTCTCTTGGAATGATAGGCGTTGGTACTGTAGGGCTTGCCGCATCCAAACAAATAGCAGACGCAGGTAAAATTGCTTTTGATAAAGCGGTTGACCTCGAAGAGCAAGTCGTTATTTTGCGAGGAAAGCTTAATGGATTGAATGATGTGCAATTCAACTCTTTGGTTAGAGACCTAAGAGAAGTTGGCACAAGAACAGAATACACTGACTCACAGGTAGTTAAAGCGGCAGACAGCCTTAGAGCTTTGGGTGCAGCCGAAGGAGACATTCTTCGGCTCACCAAGGCTACGCTTGGATTTGCCACTGCATCAAACTCCACTCCTGAAATTGCAGCAAGCATTTTGCAGACAGCCAGAAATGCACTTGGTGGCAGCGTTGACATGATAGATAAATATGCCGATGCAATGATGAATGCCAAAAACACCACGGCTCTTGCCTCAAGCGAAGAAGGGATTCTTGAGTTTAAACACCTATTCAAAAACATAGGTGCATTTAAGGAAATGTATTCTATTCAGCCGGAAGAGCTTCTTGCTTACGGTGCTCTTATTCGTGGTGCTGGTTCATCTGCAATGGATGCTGGTAGAAAAATCAAAATCCTTGGTCAATCATTTTCAGATTTGGAGTTTAACAAGGCTGATGATTTAAAGATGCTTGGCGTTGTTATGCGTGATAACGATGAGAACCTTGTTTCATTTAATCAGGTTTTTGAGCAGCTATATGAGGGGTACGATAGATTCACCAAGCTTGCTGGTCAAAAAAGGGCGGACGAAATAATGTCCGGTATTTTGCCCAAGACAGCATTCGGACAGTTCATGCAGTTGAAAGGATTGATAAAGGAAATGGGTGGTCTTGAGGTTTGGCGTGATAATATCAGAAACTTAAGCCCGGAACTAAACGAAAACGCTGTAAACAAGCAATGGGAACGAGTTCTGTCCACTGCTCGTGGGAAAATGAACGTTATCTCTGGTGCACTTGAAACCACCATCACGTCATTTGGTATGCCGATACTTGAAGCTTTTCACCCTCTTTTATCTGCTGTCGGTGACGCTATATCAGCCGTAGCTTTATTTGTCAGTGATCCAAAGAACAAAGAGGTTGTAGATATTGTCGTTAAGGTAGCCGGAGCATTCACGGCTATTCTTGCCGTTGGCTCTGGACTGCTTTTGACTTTAGGCATAACTGGTTTGATGATAGCTGCTCTACCAATACTGACAACTGCTTTTGGGGTTGTAGCCGGAGCGATAAGCGCATCATTACCAATCTTTGCTGTGATTGCTGTGGTTGGTGCAACGATATATGGATGCTGGAACGATATTAGTAATTTATTCGGAGCGTTATTTGGATACGTAAAAACAAACTCTGCTGCATTTTTATGGTTTGGTAAGCTGCTTTTGGCTGTCGTTATCCCTCCAGCTAAAATTATTCTTGCTATTGTCGGAAGCATAACCAAGTTTGTGCTTGGACTAACGAGGGCTATCGGAGAATCCATTTGGACGTTTTTTGAGTGGGCAAACAAAACGAAGGTCGGGAACATCATCTTCAAATCCCTTTCTGTGTTGATTGGGATGGTACTAACTCCGGCACTGGTTGGGCTTGGCACAATGGGGGCAATAGCTCTGTCAAAGCTTGTCGCTGGATTTATTGCTTCAGGAGTTCAAGCGACTATTACTGGCGCAAAGATAGTGGGCAAGCTTGTTGCATCAATGACTTTGTTTATTTACGAAACAGGAAAAACGATTGTGGCGTCTATAGCAACCGGAACAGCTTTTAAGGGAGTTAGCGTGTCTGCTATTGGTGCGTCTGCTTCAGTAACGAAGCTAAAAGCTTCACTCATTGCTACTCGGTCGGTTCTTTCTTCGATTTTGGCAATAGGCGCAGCAGTAATCTTTGTAGTCGATATGCTTTTTTTCAAACAGCCGGAACACATGAAAAAGGGTACAACCGGAAGCAATTTTTGGGATTCGCTTTTCGATGTAATCAATGCGATTGCTGATTTTCTTGATTTCATTCCTCTTCGCTCCACGATATTGGGAATTGCTGCTGCTTTTGTTTGGTCGGGAAGAGCCATTGTAAACTCCATTAACTGGATTGCTACAGCCTTCACCAACTCCATTAACTGGATAGTAACGGCTTGGGATAATTCCATTAACTGGATAGTCACTGCATGGAACAATGTACTTAGATTTTTCGACAACCTCGGAACTGCCATCACCGATGTTTTTTCTGGTATCGGAGCCGGAATAGCTAATGCCTTTATTTCCGCTATAGATTGGATTAGGGATAGGTTTCTTTCCTTTCTCAACTGGTTTGTTGACAAGTACAACGTAATCGCCAAAAAGCTAAGGATGGAAGAGTTCTCAAGGTTTGGCGTAGAACAACCACAGTTAAGCTACGCACATTCCCCCATTATCCCAAGTTCAAGTAGAACACCGATAATACGTGAATCCTCTCCGCTTAATATCGCAAGGGAGGTTAGGGAACCATCCACAAGGATATCTCAAAACAGGGACTTCACGTTTAATGCCAATATCAAGGTCGATGGTGACGTTACGCCCAGTCAGGTTGACGCAATCTCACGTAGGATAAAAAGCGATGTGTACGATAGTCTCAGGCTCGCTGAGGAGATGATATGAGAATCCCTACCTATATCCCCATTAAAGCATTGATGAAAGTAGCCGGACTGTCAAACACAGAATACGTGCCAGTTGAGCAGAAGGGGCTTCTGTACGTTGACCCCCTACCTATTGCCATGTCGGAAGATGGAAGCCGTTCAGGTTTTTTCCCATTTCAATACAATCCAGAAAAGATAGTTGTCGGAGGACGTGCCATTTATGAAGAGCACGGAGCAAAGGGAGTTCGGCAGTTTTTAGAATACGTAAACTCCAGTCTTGACGAGTTCCCTCTCCAATTTACCATTGTTAATGACGTTAGAAGCCAGCAAGACAATAACAGGGCAAGATTGTTTGGGCACACAGAAGATGAACTCACCGGAGACATAAACCAACGAAGGACAGTGCCATCCATAAGAGATTTACTGTATATGTTCAAAATGCTTACGGTTCCAGACATCATCACAAACACTCCTCCCAATGTCAGGGTCTCTTTCGGGAACTGGTTTATATTCAGAGGCAAAACGCTTGACTACTCAATCACGGTAACAAGCACATACAAGGACTTGACCCCTAAGATTGTAGAGGTAAGCTTGACCTTGAAGGGGGATTACGGTGTTGTCTGATAACAGAAAGATAGTTGTCAAATCAGTGTATCATATCAACAGACTTGATTTGTTTTGCAAGACATACTGTGGATATTATAGCGAGAGCTTACTTGCTCAAATAATAGAGCTTAATCCTCACCTAAACCTATATGAAAACGGCTTGAATCTTGGTGACATAATAGCCATTCCAGATGGATTGAGAAAGAACAATGCTTAACTCCTACCCTAAGACCATAAGCACAATATGTCAGATATACGTAAATGGTAATCTATCTGATAGCAGGTGGGATAAGTATGTTCAGCGGGTATCGGTTGAGCTTAACGCTTACATGGTTGACGTCTGCAAAATAGAGCTTAGTATTGAGCAAGACGTTGAAAGGGATGTGTCCGGTTCCATGCTCGCAAAAGAGGGAGATTTCATCCAGATATATGCTGGAGAAAGAAATGCTATCAGGGGTTCAGAAAACATTTTTTCAGGGATTGTCAAGACAATCACCATCACAGGAGAAAATGAATTAAGCGCAACCATTGAAGCGTTTGATGAATTGTTTTTACTTGATTTCGATGATTCTGCCATAGAGGTTATTGTTCCGGAAAACGCTCAAACACCGGAGTTTATTTCCATGATTGACGAATACGAATCAGGAGTGTTAAACGTTCTTGTTTCTGGAAACATTACTGCCGATACAGACACCTCTTCGTCTAAGTTGCTTCCCTATCTCAAGCAGATACAGGATAAGTTTCCTAACTATATCAGAGAAATCTATATCAATGAGCCCGATATCCCCCACGACAAGAAGTATTTGAAATCAAGCAATGAAACCCCATACCAAAATCTTGTGCGGCTGGCAAAGCTTTATGACCGATGCCTGATACTGAAAAACAAAAAACTGTATTTCGTTAAACGGCATCAGGTTATTTTGCGCCCCTTCATTTACAACCCTCTCGCTTCAGAGTTTGATGAAAACAGAGTGGATTTTTACATAAAACGATGGAGCAGTCAAACCACTCTCAAAAACCAACGAGCTAAGGCTGAGCTTGCATATTCCAGAAGAGTTGGCAGCGGAACGTTTGTTGGAATGGTAGAAGCATCTAATGGTGTTACTGCACAGCCGTCCGCACAGAACGAGTATTTTGCCGGACTCGAAAACGAAAAAGCAAAAATGCTTGCAATGATAGAATCGGAAACCAACGCAGACCGGAAGTCTCAGTTGCAAGAGTATTACCGAAAGTGGATGCGAAACACTTATATCCAACAATCCCAACAGGGCACAGATAGACAACGAAGTCTAACTCGAACATTTACTGAAAAGCGGGTATATGCTTATGAGATAGTTCTTGAGCTTGAATCCGGTGAGTGCGTAAAGATTATGTCGTCAGCACAGTTTGCCAATGAAGAAGAAGCCATGAGATACGCAAATGCAGTTCTGCAATCAAAGCTAAACGACTTCCTCACTATTGAGCTTGACCTTGCTACAGGCAACAACCTTATCCGTCCTTGGCAAATGATAAACGTTGTCTTGCAGGACACGTCAGGATTTTGTGAAGGATACTACTTGCGATATAGTGGTGAGTACAAGGTAAGTAAGGTAGAGATTCAAATTGGAACACACGGATATGCCACAAAAGTGACTGCTCACAGAGATTATGTAATTGATGATTCTGCTTTGCCTCAGAACACGGATAACGCATATTCGTTTGATGTTCAAAACACGATAGCGGAGGGAACCGAATCACAGTATGCAATGAGTGACATTCAAAAGCGCATAAATTGGTTGATAACAAACAATGGCTGGAGAGACGCAGAGTTGAACCGCCTCATTCAATACAGGGACAGCAGAAGAGGATAACATGAAAAACGCATTTGAGGCGATGGCACATAGGTCAAGAAGTTCAGGTTTGTCTTTGGTTGGCTCAATGCTATACGAAGGAATTGTGACACAAAACGAAGACCCCGAAAAGAAAAACCGTGTGGTTGTAAAAATCGCTTCGTCCTTTGGTAATTACGAAAGCTTGTGGGCTTCTGTTCTTTCCCTTTATTCAGGGCACGAACATGGTGCTTCATTTGTACCGGAAATTGGCGATTTGGTTGTTGTTGGCTTTCTTAGCGGAGACATGAGCACTCCAATAGTTATTGGCTCCGTATGCGGATATGATGGCAATAACGCTTCCCAAACACCACCCAATTCAGGCAAACAATCGATAAAGACCATAAAAACGAAATCCGGTCACTTCATCACTTTTGACGATACTGATGGTGCTGAATCGGTAACTGTTCAAGATTCTTCTGGAAACAAAATAGTCCTTGACGCAAACGAGGCATTGATACAAGGTGCAAATGGTGCTTCGGTTCAGATAGAACAGGGAGGCACGATAAACATAACGACAGATAGTGATTGCAACGTAAATGCAGCAAACGTAACTATTGTTGGAACCGGAAAGCTAACAGTTGGCAGTGTTCCTGTTCCGCCCAAAGGATTTTGCGCATTGCCAGCTTGCATTTTTTCTGGTGCAGTGCACACGACTAATGAACACCCCACAATATAGGAGAAACGAATGGGTTTGAATGCCGAAGTTCTCAAGAACCAACTTATTGACGCAGTGTTTGAAAAAGACACAGCGCAATCTGCCCATAATGCAATTGCTTCTGCAATAAACTCCTATATGAACGAAAACCTAAAAGCGTATGGGACATATTCAGGTATCATAGCGGGAACTCCCCCCATCTCAGACCCGCTTGCCGGAAACTACGTCTTTTCATTTAGCGGATGCAATATAGACGGCAACGCACTAATGTCTGCTGCAAGCGTCAGTGTTGAGGCATGGTTAAATTGCATCTCATCATTTATTAACTTAATGGTGTCAGACGCTTCAGACGAAGCGGGGATTCTTTCATTAACCCCTCTTCTTGTTCCGCCACCCTTGATGTCCACAAACTTTGCATCAGCAGAAAACTATGTTCAGTCAATGGAAATACTTGCCAATACAATAGTCTCTGCTTTTGATGAAAAGCTTCCCATCGGTGGGACTCCTTGCGCAAGCACATCTGGCGGTACCGGAGCTTGGGTGCCCGGAGGGTTTGAATAATGCCATCTATTGATTTCCCTTTTGCCATCAAGAACGGCAAGGTCGTTACTACTGACAACGATATAGACGCTAAAGTTAAGCGGGTTATACAGTATTCTACCACAGACATTCCGTACACAGAAGGCATCGGAGCCGGAATAACAGACATAGTATTTTCGGTTGGAGTTGGCGGTCACACATGGAAAATTATAGAAGACAATATCATAACCGCAATGATGAAGATTCCCGGAATGGAACGAGTAGAAGTTTCGTTCCAGAAAGAGAAAGCCATTTTGTACATTTACGTGTACTATGTACATTGTGGGACGAGTAGCAGCTACCATTTTGGGATAGGAGAATAGGATGGATTTCACAAAATCGAAAATCACCGACATATATGATGAGCTCATTGCCGAAAGAGATTCGGCATTTCCCGAATACACCACCAAAGACAAATCTGATTTTGGCGTAATGCTAATGTGGCTTTTTGCGGTTTTACACAAGTTCTTTGCGGATTGGGTAAACAGGCTGTTTAAGAATATGTTTATCACGACTGCCGTTGACCGCAAATACATCATAGAAAACGCCATAGAGCGTGGGTATCGACCACGTGGAGTTTTCTCTTCTCGGCAACTGATACGTATCACTACCAATGCTGCCATCACAATTCCGAAAGGAACAAAGCTGCAAACAGAAAGCGGGATAATTTTTGAAACCATTGAAGCGACATCCTCACCGTCTGGTGGAGGGGATGTGTACGTTTATGCAATACAGGGAGAGCGCAAAACTGAATCTTTTGAGCTTACCGGAAGCATGAACCAAAGGCTTGTACTTTCAGAATACCCTTTTGTTGAGGGGAGCATATCGGTTACGATAGATGATGGCATAACGATGAAAGAGTATGTCCATATTCAGAACCTTGTTTTTGCCAGCAACACAGATATGGTCTTTGTCTGCTATGCGGACGAAATTGGAAGAGGTAATATCCTTTTTGGCAACGGATTATCTGGAGCCATCCCACCCCCCAATTCAATAGCTTACGTATCCTATCTGGTTGGCAAGGGTGGCTCAGGAAACGTTGAAAACGACACAATAACAAGCTTGGTCAACTCTCTTGCCGGAGTAACAAACGTTACCAACATCAGAGTGTCTAACAGCAAAACCTCGCAGCCATACAATGTAGGAGATTCGTTCATCACGCTACAAGACACAATATCATTTCTGCCGTCAGGCTTTGCTTATGTTGGCGGTGTGCCATTTTCATATTTAACAAAGTCTCAGAACACACTGAACAGCGTGTCAGGGCTTGACTTTCCACTTGAAGCTGGACAGACTATCTCCATAGCACAAACAGAAGTCGTAGATGGAAGAAATCTTGAGACCGATGAAGAAATCCGTGTGTCTGCAATAATGTCAGCAAGAATGAACAACAGGATTGTTTCCGGAGAGGATTACGCTTCGTTTGTTCATGCACACCCCTCGATTGCGTGGGCAAAATACTTTGTTGAAAACGGAGTTGTTCACGTGCTTGCAATGGCTGTTGACACTGCTCCGCTAACCGTTCCACTGAAAAACTATCTCATTGCAGAGATTGATAAAATTGCAATCCCCACGACAAGATACTTTATTGAAGACCCAACAAAGATTCCGATTGATATAGCTATCGAAATTGAAACTCCGATAGGTGTTCCTTACGAGAGTGATGAAATTATCTCAACCGAACCACTTTTGTATAAAGGCGCATACAATAACGTTGTTAAAGCTATAACAGATTACCTTTCCCCTCTCCATAACCATGCTGGTATTGGTACGGTAATCACTTTAAGGGCTTTCGATATTTACAAGATTCTCTCGGCACTTCCAGACAAACAGATAAAAAACTCGAAGGTTCTTTCTTTCGGAAAAAGCATTCCAGAGGAACAAACTATAAACTTGGATGGCGATGTTATTACGATAAACACAGGCGCATGGAAACCGCTTGAAGCCGGAGACATAATCAAGATAATTGGAAGTGTTCAAGGCAACAATAAATATGTCAAGGTGGTTGAGGTTCTGCAAGAAACCGTAATCAAAGTAAACTACACTTTTGTGAACGAAGACAACGTTTTCTTTTATTATGCGTCCAATAAAGACATTCAGATAAGCGGAACGCAGGTTCCTTCTCTTGGAGCCATATTGGTGATAAATGCAACAAAGCCAATCTGGTATTCAGGTTCACAACAGGGCATTGCTTATCCAGATTTTGTTATTGATGGTGGGATAAAATGATAACGCTCCGAAGCCTTATTCCTCACAGGGAATTGTCAGCAGATGTTTATGGGCATTTGTCCAAGTTTATCTCGATATTTGACAATCAAATTGATAACACACGCCAGCAATGCCTTTTGATGTTTACCCACAATCCCTTTGATGCTTTGTGTCAGAACTTGATAAAGATAGCTTCCAATTTGAACATAGAGCTATACACGTCAATGACTGAAGCAGACAAGAGGTTTCATCTATTTCATGCGGCTCATTTTTTGTCATGCAAGGGAACCTATCATGCCATAGTGTATTTATTCAAAATTATTGCCGGGGCTATCCTTACTATGGAGATTGAGTACGCCAAAAGTTTCGACCATTATGACGATATTACTTCGTTAGCGTACGACCCTGAGAATGTATTTGCCAACTCTCATATTAACACCCAAAGCGATTGCTGTTCTTATGCTTATGATGAAGACAGCGAGGAGACGACCGTAACAGCCAAAGCAAACAAATCACTTACTGAAACCCAAATGAATGTTTTGCGCTATGTTTGGCTAAAGTATATGCCACCCATCCTTTTAACAATAGACAATGAGGTTTAGACATGATTGATTACAGAAAGATAATAGAACAGCCCGGAAGCATGAGGTTTGCAAAAGATACATCATTGATGCAAGACATAGTTTCGGAAACAGCTATCGCCCATGCCAAGGGTTTAGCCGAAATGTCAAAGAAACAGATTGGCGGAACAGGAACACTGTTTTCTGATTTTGTTGAGGACTATCCGCTTCCAGCCAATGGCGTGTACATTTTTACCTATAATGCAGGAGTTCTATCTTGCACACGCAATAATGCAAGTTTAGGCGACATAGCTGTTAGCAATTTCATAACCTATAGACACTTTGGTTTTGTGTTTAAGATGAACTCAAGCTTAATCGATGGCTTGAGTTTTCACGTTGCCGTATGGGACGCAAAAATCTACGCTGGTCTTACCGTTACCGGAACATTTTCGACAATTTCTGTTTCATCTGGAATCATAGTTGTGAACGGACACGTTATAGAGGTAAACGAGCAAACGCTTAATTATCAAACTGGAAGCACAAAATACCTCATCTTAAACGTCGTTTTATCGGAAGTCCCTTATACGGATAGCCCAAGTGTATTGGGGCATTACATTGCCTCGCTTTCTGAATACCATCCAAGAAGCCCTAAAGCTCTAAAGCTTAGTTACACCTATTCTATCGCTGACACCCCACACACAGCAGCTTATACGAACACGTCCTTTTCTGTTCCGATTGCTAAATGCTCCAATTCTCCGGTAACAGAATACGTAGAATCAATTCACAATTCCCTTGCATTCACTTCTGCGTTTTTTAGACATCTCAGCCCTGTTTTGCTAACCAGACTCAAAAGCATAGCCAACGGATTGCATGTTGACATGGATGATGGAAACGGAGTTGTGCGTCTCTTGACAGAGAAAGAGCCATCGATGCCAAACATTGTCGAGACTATAACGTTTGCTATTTATCCATACTCATTTGTCCCAAAAGCAAACATAGAAAACACGATTCGGCTGAGAGAAATTGAACTCTCCAACCTTTCAATGCTTAGAACTCACATTACAAGGTTACAGGATTTGAAAAATCTGTCTTTCGTTGTTTCTACCAAAGAAGAAATGTTTCCAATGATGGGCGACTGTTTGGCTGTAGGCGCTATTACTCAGGTAGATTACGATGAGCTAAAGAACAATGTCCCTCTTTCCGAGTTCCCCGACTACATCGGTGGCTCATCATCAGGCTTGATACTTGGCAAAACAAACGAACTATCTGCAACCCAAACATCAGTCTCAATATACGAAAAGAACATCTATGATGAAGCTCATGTTGCTGCTGATACTGAAATTATAAGAGGAAGGCTGTATATCGAATGGACTGAGCCCGCCCTTGTTGATGAAGAAAAAATAGTCGGATACAAGGTTAAAGTAATTCGGGTAAAAACAGGTTTCTCGGCAACTTCTCAAAACCTATTAGACCAAAACATCAGAACTCCAAAGGATTTGATTGAAAGTCAGGTTTACGGTCAATACATTAACAAAGCCGAACCCATCTTTGAGACAGACCCAATAAGAAAAACTGTCGTAAACAAGGAAATCGTTTACGTAAACGATTCTCAGACTACATCGTATAATTGTGATGTAACCCCCAAAGAAAAGGTCATTGTATTCATTTCATGCGTAACTGAGCTTGGCATAGACGGTGATTGGTCAAAGCCATTCGTTATTGATGTCCCCAATTTGGAGATAGACCCGATAACGCAAAAAACGTTTAAGGAGTATCTTGATGGCAACGCTCAAATCAGAACAGTGGTAAAAGATGTGGAATCGTCTATGATTAAACGTGACATAGACCAGAAGCTTTTTGATATTCAGATAGCTTCGGCTGAAATGGTTACAAAGACAGAGCTTGCCCAAAAACTTGGTCAGTAAAAATGAAGAGAACCCTCTATCTTGGTCTTGATTACGCCAATTCAATAGGTGTTGCAATAAACACATCAGGCATAATAGACTTAGAAAACAAAAGAGGAACCGAAATGTCAGGAAGCGTTATTGTCTCACCAACCGGACTTGCGACCTATTACCCGCCCAATGATGGCAGATACAAGCTTGTCTTTCGTGGTAAATCGCCCATATATGATGAAATAGGTGCTTCCAATCAATGGATTCAGAACACTTCTTATGCTCTGCCAAAAGCTCCGATACTTAATTCTCCTGACGAAGCGTTTATAGTACAAAAGGATATAGGAGCAAACTTCATTACCCTTTCGTGGTTGCCTCAATGTACTGCTGCTGTGTATTGGGTAGTGTTTGCAGTAAACCAAGATTACACAGGGATTGTTGTTCCGGTTGCTTATGGCTCATATTGCAGGTTTCCTGTTAATTTTTGGGGTGAAACAGAGTTTTATGTTTATGGCGTGAATGCTGGAGGACTAAGCGGAGCGTCTTCAAACAGAATAGAGATTAACCTTCCAAGAGTGAAAAACAGAATATTCATAATCGGCAATGACGTAGATAAAGAATACTTCCTGCCACACAATAACAACACAAATATCATCGTTACGAAAGTGTATAACGCAGTAACAGAAGAGCTCCTAACGTCTGGATTTAGTTTGTCAACGATAGACCTTAACACGGAAAAAATCGAATTTCCAGATGCGGTTTCCAAGGATTCGATAAAAGTAATCATTGACAACACGTGGTCTTCTGGAAATATGGATACAGATGTTTATGATCCAGATGGAAGCGGAGTTGTTGACACTGCTGAATACATTGACGGTGGCGAATGGTAAAGGAGAAATAACATGGCACTAATTAAAATCCGCAGAGGATTAAAAGCAAGCATTCCATCGCTCGCCATAGGTGAGCCCGGATATTGCACAGACACAAAAGAATTATTCGTAGGCGCTGCCGATGGCAATAAGCTTGTAGGCGGTGAAACCTTCCTAAAACTAACAGGTGGGACGCTTACTGGAGCACTAACCCTACCTTCAACGTCCCCCACCCATCCCAATCATGCAACCAATAAAGCATATGTGGATAATATGGCTGCTGGATTAGATGTAAAACAGTCTGTCCTCTGTGTAGCAACAGCACACCAAGATATAACGATGTCTGGTGACAATATGCAAGCCACTTACAACAGCAACGGCCTCATTCAAATTGATGGCGTTAGTCTTGTTGATGATTACAAAGATAGAAGAATCCTCCTTGTTGGGCAGAACAATATGCAAGAAAACGGCATCTATTTTCTGTACCAATCGGGGTCGACAGGCAGCTTATGTTCTCTCATCAGAACAGATGATGCTGTTGAGGGAACTCTAACTGGCGGAGCCTTCACCTTTGTTGAGCAAGGTACCTTATATGCCGACACTGGGTGGGTATGCACAACAGATGAAGACCCCATTACTCTTGGCTCCACTATGATTATGTTCACACAGTTTACTGGAGCAGGTTCTTCGTCTTTCGTCTCTCTTGTAGATACGCCCTCTTCCTTTTCAGGTCATGGCGGCAAGGTAGTTACCGTGGCGCCATTAGAAGGTGGCTTAGAGTTTGTCGATCCCTTCAACTTGGGTAGAACCACATTCAAAGACCTCACCGACACCCCCTCCATGTATGGAACTGCAAATTATCTGGTCAAGATGAATGCAGCAGGTGACGCTCTTGACTACATAAGTCAAGATGATGTTGGTCGTAAAACATTCCTAACTCTAAATGACACTCCGTCAAGCTTTGAAGCAAATAAAGTTCCTGCAGTAAATCTAGCAGGTAATGCACTCATTTGGGTAACCAAAGAGTCATTAGGTTTTCAGAAGATAGAGAGCTTCGGGGATTTTGCAGGAGTTTATGGTGGAAATAGACTAAGGATGCTTCGAGTAAATGCAGCAGCAGAACGTCTTGAGTATTTTGACCCCGACCTTATTCCCGATAGTAACCACGGAGATGTCCCAATAGCCTCAGCTTGGGCATCAGAACACCAAGACGCTTCGCAGTTCGTTCACGGAGCTCCATCTGGAAGCAATTTGCTACACGAAGGCTCAACAATAGATGGAGGAACTTGGTAATGAGTGAACGCACTGATAATTGGGCTCCTGAAGAAGCAGACGGCTCCATAAACATGGATGAGTTTGTTTTATGGTACGGAGAACAAGCCATACAGATTAGACAATATAAAGCTATGCTTGAAACGAAGAATCGCCAAATGGGTATGATGCAAAAAGCAACGGATGATGCGCTTGCTAAGCATTCAACCTTATTGCAGCAAATGAACACAATGCAGTCCAAGCTCAGCGAAGCCGAAAAGCAGAATGCCGATTTGAGAAAGACCATAAATCAACATGATTCCAACCAAGCTAAGCTTGACAATGCAGAGAGGGTTAAATCGCAGCAATCTCAACAGCTTCAAGAATACGCAAAAGAAAACTCAAGCCTCAAATCAGCACTCAGCGAAGCTAAAAAACAACTCTCCGAAAAAGAAGCACAACTCAGCGAAGCTGAAAAACAACTCTCCGAAAAAATGTCTCGAAAAACAAAAAAGAAGTAGTTTATGGCAAATACCATTAAACACAAGAGAGGAACTGTCACGGAATGGACAACCCACAATCCTGTGTTAGCAGAAGGTGAGATTGGTGTAGAAACGGATGTTGCCGGAACTCCCCAAGCGATAAAGATAGGGGATGGCGTTTCAAACTGGAATGCCCTCCCCTATATTAGCAAGGCATCCCCCTCACAACCTGCCCACATGAATGCGTTCGGACTGACTGGACTTGCTGGAACAAGCACCTACTTCGCAAGGGCTGACCATCGACACTCGACCCCTAATGTTCCGGATGCTATTCCATCAAACATAACCCCAACCAGTCCAAACTATGCTTATGGTCAGGCTCACACTCATGCAATAGAAGGATTCGCCCCATTTCAATCAATAACAGTTGATACTCCAGCAGCTACAGCAGCAAAAACAATTACGGAAGCCGTTACGCTCACTGCCGGAGTCGTGTATGTAGCAACTTTTACACTCGGTAGCACGGTATCAAACCCAACCCTTAATGGAGTTAATATAGTTCTCGGTGGAACCAATGTTTCAACGACAACTTTTAATTTACCAGCCAATTCTGTTGCGCTGTTGTATTATGATGGTAGTAAGTTTAGAACAACAGGTTCTTACAGGACTTCTGATTCAACGGAAACCTATGCTATTCGGTGGAATGCTTCACTGACTAATGGCACAGAAACACTAAACCCATACAAGATAGTTATGTTTGGAGCAGATGGTTGTGTTTATCCGCTTACGCTGGAAAACTCTACGGCTTCCAATAAAACGGTTTGTTCTGAATTGCTTGACATTGGTATGCCTATTCTACTTTATTACTCATCTGGTGCAACTGTTCCCAATGGAACTACCGTAGCAACCAGTATCTATACAGCAATGACAAACACGGTTTTTAATCGAACCGATAATCAGTTGTCTGGTTGGGTTGCCGGTTTGCCCATATACATTAAGGGGGAGATGCAGACCGGAAGCCTAATGAAGCTTTATGGTGCAGGGACATCAGGAGAAACAGGGTTCTTGACTCAGACTTTGCCCACAACGGCAGACGGCTACGTTTATATTTTGCTTGGCATAATGACAAATACTACTACGGGAATCCGAATTGGAGAGCATCATCCAGTTTATGAGTATAAAGGTGGGGGCATTCGTCTATTTGTACCCCCTCATACCCACAATTTAAGTGAACTAAGTGGTGTAGCAAATGCAGTCCATTCTCATGATGATTATTATATTTCGTTGTTCGGGGGAAAAACCCTGACAAATATGTCAGATAAGAGGAATATGTGGCTGCCCATAGCACAATTTGAAATAAAGTATGATGATGAGTACAACAATTCATTTGAGTTAGTTTCTGAGATGATGATTGATAGCTATAGCGATTCTCGTGAGCCTCAAGAAAGCTTTGTACTTTCCATTATCATGCAAATGAGAGGCTCCCCCTCAACCCTTGATTTTGAGGCAGAGGAGCCCCTTATTGAAATGTTCTTGAGTGGGAGATATGGTGGTGCTACAGATGGATTTTATGCTACAGATGTAGTTTGTTCTTGCATTCAGAACGATACTTCCATGAAGGTGTACAGGATATTCATCCTTAATTCAGCATCGAATAAAAGCTATCGCACAAAAATAATGACTTCACGTGGAATGGCTTATTCAAACATCAGTGGAGAAGCAAAAGACTCCATAGATTTGATTGCGCTAAATGAAGAGACGCCCTTAGTCACATTCCCTTATCCGATCTTTAGTAGAGAGGTTTTCCCTTTAATACGCTGGTTGTATGACATGATGTCTAACTTTGAAGAGTTCTTTCGCACATTGCGCCTAATAAACCCATTGATGCAACAGGGAACGCACGTGTTGGAATTGATGGCTGACGGCACAGTAACAAAGAGAACGCTGGCACAAGCCTTATCGGATATGGGTGGAGTAGGTTCTGCTCATGTTAATGCTGAATGGGCTCACGCAAAAAATCCAATACCTGATTTAGCAACATTTGGAACAACAGGGCTTAAGTTTGGTGAAGAGGTTTGGTTCGAGGCTGAACGAAAGATACTTGTTGGTTTAGGGGACAAGAAAAAAGTATTTAATGAAATGCTCGGCATTATCAACGTTTACTCAGATGTTGGTGAGTTGCTGAGCTATACGCCAGCACATAGTGGTGTTTTGGGCTTTGCAGAAATGGAGGGTGTATTCTTCGCATCAGTCCCAAACCCCTTTAGTGTTGGAGAGTATATGTGGAAGCCTCTTGCCGAAATAACTCAATATTGGGGAATCGGAGCTTCCCTGTTTCATGCACTCCCCTCTGTAACCTCAGACCACCATAGATACAGAAACTATGCTTCTGATAAGGACATCTTTTCTATTGTTAATGGGGATGGCCATTGGAAACACATTCCAGCCCTCTCGGCACAAAGACAGCAGAAGATTGACAGTAGCTCTGTAACCAGCTACAGTGTGGTTCCTTTCGTTGATAAGTATCTATTTGTTGACGCAGACACGGCAAGCGTTGACATCAACTTACCGCCAGCAGCGGATGCAAATGCTTGTGAGTTCGTTGTGAAGAACGTAAAAGGAACAAACAGGGTTTATATCAACCCAAGCACAACAGAACTTATTGAGGGGGCAAGTGCGATAAACATAAGCAGTCTTTATGAGTACGTCACAATCGTAAGCGATGGAAATTGTTGGCGCGTTGTTGGCGGAACCTACAGCACTTAATTTGACATGATAGCAATATTTTCGGGACACACAGAAATAGACGTTGGAAATGTTTACAACGACATAAGCGAACACCGTCTTGCTAAGGAGATAATAACCTTGACTGGCTGCAAGATAAACGTCAATTACAATGCAGAACAATGTGAAATGAAATACCGAATATTGAAAAAGTTGCACGATGATACAGCCATAGACTTGTGCATCCTTTTGCATTTTCCAGCAAGCTACAATAGACAGATGAACGCCACAAGTATAATTTACCATGAGTACGATTACACAGGATACGCCTTGTCAATGAAGCTGAGCGAATTATGCGATTCAGCCGGATTAAAGCCAGAGCTATTTCCTCACAGCCAAAGCAATTTCACCTGCAATTTTCTGATGAAAAAAGCTGTTGTTCCTGTTATCGTATTTGAGCCGTTTTACCTTTCCCACGTGGGAAACAACGCAATGGGGCAAGCTCAAAGATGTAGTTTGATTCTCAAGGGATTAAGCAAACACTTACGACAAGTCAAAAAAAACCTTGACTAAATTGACCCCTATTTCAAAGTGGAACTATCAATAAACAAAGTAAAGGAGTTGATAGCATGGTAAAGCCATCCAAGCAATCATATAACCGCACCATGACTGCATTCAGAGAGTCGGAACTATACGATTCTTTGCGTGCATATTGCTCAGACAACTCTCTCAGATTAAACGAAGTAATGCTTGAGGCAATAGAATCATGGAAGCCTTACAAGAAGTGGGCTAAAAATCGCTTCCCAAGCAAACAAACACCTCCCCCCAATGAGGGGCTGAGAGAATACTGTAAGATGAATGGTTTGAAGCAGATATACGCTCTTGAACAAGCCATTGGAGAGTTCATAACATAAAAAAAAGGAGTGTCCGAACATGATATCCGTCCACCCCAGTCAGTCAACGAGTCAAGATTGCACGATGCCCAAAATAAGTCAAGAGATTTTTTTGACAGAAAGACAGGCAAGCATAATCGAATACCTTGCTTCGCTATCGAGTACAGAAATCGCCACCCAGTATCAAATCGCAAAAACTCTTTCTATCTCATATTCGAGCGTAAACGAAAATATGAAAAGACTGATGTCAATAAAAGCGATAATTCCGATTTCAGCCGGACGAGGTAGAGTCGTAAAGTACGTTGTTAATGAGAAGGTTGTTTTATCATGCTGCAAATCAGATTTTCAACGCCAAAAACTTCAATCCTCTATAGATAAAACTTCTCAGACTCTTATTAGTAAATTAGAAAGGGCTTATATTGAAAAGCATGAGTCTAAGTGTTTTGCCAAGCTGCATAAACTCAGAGTGCCACAGCAAGTTATAGACATCCTTGCTTTGACAGACAAGGTTGTTGACCACAACAGGATGTATTACATAATTGACGGTGTAAACTATACGCCAAGACAAGCTGCTACTTACATTGTTGGAGATAGCAGAGGGAAAGGCAGAAAGATAAAATCCTTTCCAGCAATAACAAGACGGCTCATGTCATGGAAAAACGCCATAACCGGAGTTATGCAGTTTAACATCAATTTTGACAGTGTCGATGAGATATATCCTGAAGAGCTTGAATGCATTGAGACTTATCGGGAGCTTGTTGCCGGAACCAAACTATCTTTTATAGGCAATAGAAAGCTGATAGAGCTTATGCGGGAGTTTACTCCACAGATATTGCTAACGAAGGTAATGTATATCTTGGCACGAATAAAGACCAAAATCCGAAATGCTTATGCCTACTTATTGAAGTGCTTGCAAGAAATTGACAACAGCGGAGAGATATTTGTAGAAAGCCACGTTACTGACTCAGGTAAGACCATAACCCACCCACGTTTGCTTGAGTTTTATCTATCCATCAAAAACAGAAAAACAAGAACAGCAAAAGAATTATTCCAATCGGTCGCTAACAAGATAATGGGAGTAAACGGAAAACCAAAATCAGGGCTTGACAATTTGTACAAGTATTTTTGCAATGAAAACGTAGAGATGCTATCTCTAAGTCAAACACGAGAAGGATATTAAGGAGATAAAACATGAAGTTAGCCGCTATTAGAATATGCTCAGATTGTCCAATAAAAGACTGCCAGCACAGAGTCCTTTGCGGAAAAATACCAGACGAATGTCCACTTCCGGAAATGAAGGTGTGCCCAAGATGCCTTGTGTATTACCGAAGTTCACAAAGCAGATTTCATAGATGTCCAATTTGTTTCGACAAAACAGAGGAATAAATGATGAAAATTGAAAACCCTGTTTCAAGTATGGAAATTACAGCAATGCTAACGCCATACGGAGTGGCACACAATAAGCGACACTTTATGGTTGACTGTATTTGTAGTCCTGACAAGATAGAAAAAAACAGCTTGGTATGCATCACAAAAAATGATAGAGAAATCTCAGAGACAATCCCCACCACTTCTCTTATCATCTGTGATTACGATATAGCTAAAAAACTTGCTGCTTCACCTAAAAATGATACAATGTTTATTGTTTGCAAAAACCCAACAGATGCATATTACGCTTATTTATTTATGCTTTCTGATTAGAGGATTAAAATGAAAGCAAAGAAAAGGTGTCCTCACTGTAATATCCATTCTTACGCAAGAACTCCAATATACGATAATGCTAACCAAATGGTTTTGATTAAATGCACTTTCTGCGGGTTTGAAATGGCAAGGAGAATAGACGTAATGGGCGCTTCGGCAAACAAAGCAGGCACTGTTTTGAAAATTATGTCAAGCATAGTTATAGATGATTGGAATACTTGTCAACTCGCTAAAAACACCACAAAAACAGAACTGGAAGAGTTCCTTGAACAAATCCCATAAAAGCTCAAAAACCGGAAAAAGGCAAATCTCTAACCGCTTTAAACACAACGACTTAGCGGCAAAATATTTGCACAACTTTCTATCGGGTCGGAAATATATGTACCCCCATCAAACTATACCACCCCTGTCAAGATATGCCCACCAAGAAAGTAATACACACGTCTTCTAAGATAACCTAAGAATAAAACCCGAATTTAGATGGGTTTTAAAAAAATGAGAAAACGAGAAAAAAAATGCCAAACAGCAAGAATTAGCCACGTTTAACGCCAAACAAAAACCGAAAAAAACTTTGAAAAAGGCAAAAAAAACCTTGACACAAAAACGCCTTTTAAATAAGATGAACTCAATACTTAGGCAACCCAAAAAATAAAACTAAGGAGACCCAAGATGGAAAAGCCAAAAAACCTAACCTTCTCCGAACCAACCACCCCCCGAAGCTTCACTGCTGGAGCCATAAGATTTACTGAATGCAAAGCAATTAAGGAAAATGGAGAGAAATTAAATGCAGTCAAGATTTCCTGCATTGTAAACTACAAGAGCAAGGAACTCAAGATTTCCCTCGCAAAAGCTTATGCAGAGTCCTTGAAAAAACATTTGCTTATAGCCACTGACGAAATAATCGAAAACGATGTTCTTTATCTCATAACCAGCGGAATGCAGAGTTACAGTTTTTTGGACTATATTTCAGAAGTATTTGAAAAGCTGTAGGTTACGAAAATGAAGATACTATACAATATCAAATACACCGGATTTATGTTCGTTTATGTAACGGACGAATCTCTTGATACAACAGCTACCTCCCTTACCAACGGAATAGAGACTCTAATCAAAAATCTGTCTGGAAAGAGAGGAATAATCAATGAAGATACAGCCCTGTATTATAGAGATACTGATGGCAGGGTTGACGAAGTTCTTCACGACGGAAAGAAGTTTATTGGTTTTGGTTTCGGGTTCCCAAATGAAGAGGTGTTTTTCAATATATGGAACATCGACATTAGCAGGGAACCGATAAGAGCTAATGAGGAGGCTCCAATTGAAAGAGATTAAGACACACAACGAAAATCATGCTATTGAGAGTTTTAACAAGAGCAAAAAAACATCGGAAAAGTAAAAAAAAACCTTGACACAAAAACGCCTTTTAAATAAGATGAACTCAATACTTAGGCAACCCAAAAAATAAAACTAAGGAGACCCAAGATGACAAAGCAAAAAGAACTTGACCTTCTGAACACTCTCAAAGACCAAGATTCACTATTTTCTGCATCAGTTTCAGATGCGGATTTCAACCAAATGATTGCCAATATCAAAGACGACCATCCTCTGTTTCTCAAGACAGGGCACGATGCTGACCACCACGCTTCCCTTACCAGAAAGATTGAGGAGCTTGAATCAATGCTCAGGGAAAAAAATCAAACCATCGAAGTCCTCGAACAACAGGTTGAAAAGCACAGCAACCGTGCAGATGATTCAATTCAGCAATTTGAAAGAATCGCTAAGAAGCTTACAATCCTTACACGTGTTACCAGCAAAGCCATAAATCCAGACAATGTTGACCCTCAACTTCGTATCGAGCTCAAGACAGCATATGGAACCCTTCCCCTTACAGAAGATGAGACTGAGTGCATACTTGCCAAATACTGGAACGACACTCTTGTGGGAGGCACAGAATGACTGTAAAGGAAATCATAGTACAACGTTTTCTGGAGTCTCTTGAAAAAGGGACTCCACCGTGGAAAAAATCATGGAAACGTGGAATCCCCAAGAACTTCGTTTCCAAGAGGAAGTATCAGGGAATCAATGCTCTCTTACTCGCTTTTGCGGAAACGGAATATCCGCTGTTCCTTACATGGAACCAGATAAAGCAACTTGAGGGCAGAATAAAGAACGATGAGAACGGTGAAATGCTAAGAGGTCACATCGTTGTTTTGTACAAGACGGTAGAAAAAGAGGTCGAAAACTCAAAGACCGGAAACCTCAAAACTGAAACTGTAGCCTTTTATCGATACTATCGAGTTTGGTCAATAGCCGATTTAGATGGAATTGAGTATGAGGCTGATGGAGTTGACATTCTGCTTGACCCTGCTCAAAAGATAGATAGAGCGGAAGCAATTCTCGATAAAGGCAAAGAGTTTGTCAGAATCGCTCATAACAATACTGGAACAGCTTGTTATCTCCCAATGGAAGATAGAATAGAGATTCCGGCAATAGGTCACTATGAAACTGCGGACGCATACTATTCTACAGCTTTCCATGAACTGATACATGCAACCGGAATCCCAAAAAGATGCAATCGCTATCCATTGAGCGAAGCACCCACAGAAAAGTACCAGTATGGAATTGAGGAGCTTGTTGCTGAAATAGGTGCTTGCTTTCTTTGTGCCGAAGCCGGTATTGACGTAGAGTCCTTAATCCCCCTTTCAGCAAGTTATCTTGACGGTTGGATTAAGAAGATTAACGAAAGACCCACAATCATATTCGAGGCGGTGAGGAAAGCTAAGGAAGCTGTAGCTTATCTTCTCGGATGCGAACAAGAAGAGAAAGGAGAGTAGTATGCACTACAAACCACTATCAAGTCTATATTCATCTGTAAGACACTTTGTTGAGGATAATGATTATGCCGTAGAGCTATCCTTGACTAAGCTGAAACAACAGATGGAGGAAAGCGGAAGGGTTGGCAAGGTTGAACTCAAACAGTTTAACCAGTACATCCACGAATATGGAGATGCCACCTTTCCTTCCACCCACACACTGATTGAAAGCATTGCCAAAAACGCATTCAAGTGGCACAGGCGTTTCTCAATTTCGGAAATCCAATGCTATCGAAGATGCAAGTTACAACACGCCCTCAAGTATGATGAACGTCTCAAGCCAATGGCTCAGGAGAGCCGTTATCTGCGTGTTGGAAGTTGGGTACACAGTCTCATTGAACAACTGTACTCTATTGGATATGAAGCTTCGACACTTGACCTGCAAATACTTGTTGACGGAGTTAAGCAAGAGGCATACGAGCTAAGAAGCAAATGCGAAACCCAAGAAGAGAAAGACCAGATTATGGTTGATGTGGCTATTGCCGAAGGAGCCATCAATGCCTACTACAGAGCTCTATTCCAAACAGAGGTTGGGCAGGGTTTCTCAATGTCGAAAGACAACGTAGAAAAAGCTTTCACTGTTCCGATTTTATCAGACAAGTCTGGAAAGCTCAGGAAGTCAACACGATATGCTTTTCGTGGCAAAATTGACGGACTTTTTGATGGAGTGGATGGCAAAAAATACATCCACGAAATCAAGACCAAGTCTGGCTATGGAGATTCGGAACGTGAGCATCTCAAGATAGACGACCAAGTGACTGCTTACGTTTGGGCAATGCAACAGCTTGGAATAGACGTTGGTGGAATCATTTATACGGTTATCAAGAAGCCCGGAATCGTCAGACGCAAAACGTTTGAATATGATGTCAGGAACAATGAACACCGGATTCACGAGTTCGGGTTTAGAACCAAGCCGGATTATGAACGGTTCATCAAAGACCAGACAACCAAATACTCGGAAGAACATTATGAGATTCGGCTTGTTGAGGCTGAACTCAAGAAGAATAATACTTATACTGTTCTTGAAGACGGAGAAGAGATTGCCACAGATATTCGGCTTAAATCGGAAGCTCAAGCCATTGTGAACGAAAAGCTCAAACCTTTTATTGAAGGCTTCCTCGTTACTTCGGTCGAGGGCATTGAGGATGTAGAGCTTTACTGCGAACGGATAATCCAAGACTACAACGAACGCACAGAGTTCTATGTTTTCAGAGACATTGTGTTCCGCACACCGGAAATGATTAAGGGATTCTCTGAGCGCATATCGGCAGAGGTCAAGGAAATAGCCAAAAACAACTCCTCAACAGCTTACCCGCAACCAGCAGAGTCGTACCTTAATCACTGCTCAATGTGCGACTACAGAGAGCTATGCTTGTTCTGGTACGATCAAAACATGGTTAACGAAATCAGAAAATCAAAGTACCTCACCACAGAACAGGTTTTCGAGGCAGCAGAAGATGCAGTCAAGGCAGAAGAATATTCTGATGAAATCGCATTTTAACCTTGACGAATTAGACCACACACCAAAAATAGTTTCATCACTTACAACGCATAAGGAGGTTTCCAAATGGAAATCAAGTCAACAGCAGTAACCGGAAAGACCGGAGAATCAAAAGACCTTTACGGACTCACCATGATTCTGTACGGTGAGCCCGGAATCGGAAAAACCCACGCAATTAACTACCTGCCGGACAAAACGACCCTGTACATTGGTTTTGAGGGCGGGGATGAGCCTCTTATCGGCAAAGACATCCCAATTATTAACTTCTCTGCTGCAAGTGGCAAGGACTCGCTCATAGCTCTCAAGCAGGTAATGGATGCCATCATTAGACGTGAGGAAATCGTTATTGGAAAGATGAAAATCAATACCGCTCAACTCACCAACGTTGCAATTGACAATATCTCCGAACTCGAACGCTATATGCAAATCGGTTTGATGAAAACTCGTGGCAAGTCTTTTATGACTCTCAAGGAATATGGCGATTCCACACAAAAGATGAAGGAATACATGAGAACCATTCGAGACCTCAAGCTCAGTGGATTGTATGTAACCGCTATTGCTCACGAGCAAATCATTGAAGAAAGGGACGAAACAGGCTCTTCTGTTACCAGAACCTTTCCGCAAATGGGGCAGCGAATCGTCCGTGAAATCATGGGAATGTTTGATATTGTCGGAAGGATGGAACGTGAATACGGTGATTCCAGCGAAGGCATCATTGACGCACAACGAGTAATCAGACTTAACCCCAATCAAAGGGTTGCCGCAAAATGTAGAATCACCGGATTGACTGAAATGTACGGAGACACAGTATCTCAGGACATTGGAGAGCTATATCGCAACGCATACAAGTTGCGCAAAGATAGAACCACAAGACCAAAAACAGGAGAAAACAAATGATATTAGACCACAATTTTGGCGAAATCGAGGAAAAGACTCTTGGAGAATATCTCCCAGAAGGGCAGTTTGAATGTAAATGCGTTAAAGCATCATGGGGGAAGTCAAAGAATGGTACCCTGTACCTAAGCCTAACTTGGGAATGTATCGAGCCCGGTGATTTCCTTGGACTACAAGCTACAGAGCGAAAATATCTGACCCCAAACACCCTTCCCTATGTCAAGGGCTGGTCACACAATCTTGGAGTGCTGCTTGATGGTAAAGGCGTCAACGAGGAAGCTTATGTTGGACGGTTCGCTCTTCTGAAAATCAAAGAAGTCGATAATCCCGGCTATGATAACAAAAAACGTGAAATCAGTTCATGGAGTTCACCTGCCAATGCAAACAAGAACAAGACTGTAAGCGGAAGCGCAGGTGCGTCAAAAATCACTCCCCACGACATCAAGGAAGATATGCCTTCATCATCTTCATCATCACACGAATCCGAAGCCCCAATGCCATCTGACAACGATGTCCCATTTTAATAATGGGTTCCACGGTGGGAAGCCAAAAACTTCCCACCGTATTTTAAGGACTGATGATGTTTAAGGAATTGATTTCGCAAATGGATGAAAAGACACGTGCTGTTATGTTTGCGCTAAAGCTTTACGCTGAAAACTCACTTTTGGTTGGAATGCTTTGTGACCTTAATGGCAAGGCAACCAAGATAAGCGATTACATTCCACTCCGATACATTGACACTGCTTTGGCTCATGGAGTTATTTACATGGTTGAAGACTATTACGTTTTTACGAAATGGTACAAGTACTTTGTTAGACCGTTGACGCTAAAAGACGTTGAAACATTTAGGAAGGCAAATGGGATTAACAAAGCAAACATTGTGCCGTTCCTTGAGCTATATCTCAACGATTCTGAGGAACATCGGCACATCATAACCTATTACACACCTACGACAGAAAAGATTGAATCAATACAAGAGTTGGTGAGCGTAAGCAAGCTCACGGTCTCAGAAAAAGAAACATTGCTTGACTATGGACTCAAGTTTGGAACACGAGCACAATATGATAAAGGAATCATTCCTCACACAAATGCTGCACATGAGGCAATCAAGGAAATAATTCAGATTGCTGAATCCGGTGAGTTCCACTATTCAGGCAAACGACACGTTGTAACAAAAGAAAGACTTTTTGAGGCTATCGGAAAGATAGTCTTGCTGAAACACGTAGTTCACCTTAAAAACAATAACTATCTTAAGCAACCGCTTATGAACAAGGAAGGTGGCAAAAACCATAATACGAACGTGGCAAAAACAAGGGAAGGATATTGATGGACGTCAACGAAATGCTTAATGACAGACCCACGACTGAATGGAAATGCGAAGTATGCGGAGCAGTCAACCGAACTTGGACAGTCTCCATCTCATGGCTTATGCAAAAAGGTGGAGAAAAATACCGACATGGCTATTGCGAATCATGCAAGGAAAAAGAAGACAGAGAAGAGCTCCTAAAAATTGAAAGGCAGCAACAGGATGCGATGAAAAGAAAGACTGAGTCCCTTTACAAGAGGGCTGAGATTCCTGATAACATAAAATCGGCACTACTTGATAAAATGGTTATTCGCAAAGGCTCAGAAGATGCTTTTGCTGCAATGAAAAACTTAAGAATGGACAAGAGATGGGTTTATTTGCATGGAGATAATTCTGTTGGCAAATCGTTTCTGATTGGAGCTACAATCAACTCCCTTATCGCTCACCACGTCCCGGTTTTGTACGTAAACGAATCACAGCTATTTGATAGAATCAGGTTCACATGGGACAAACATTCTACCGAAAAAGAAAGCGACATTTTCAATTTGTTCAAACAAGCATCGGTGATATTTTGGGATGAGTTCTTGCTGTTCAACTTTCTTGACAGGGAAAGTCCCCTATGGAAGTATGAGCGCATGTACAGCTTTATAGAATACTGTTCAGAACACAGCAAGATTATGGTCTTTGCGTCAAACATCAAACCCTCTTCAAACCCTGACAACGAATACGGAAATATCACAGACAGGGCTGGCAAGAGAATCGTGGCAAGGCTCAAACGTCATGACATTAAATGTATTAAAATGTCAAACGCCCCATTTTGTTAGAGGTGAAAATGGAAGTTAGAAATGTTTGAACTCGATATGCTTAATGAAGAGCAAAAGGCAGTAGTACTGGCAAATACCGGAGTTGTGTGTTGCACTGCTACCGCTGGTTCAGGAAAAACTTTCGCCATGACCAAGAAAGTGGCGTATCTTATCAGCGAAGGTATTCGACCGGAGAGAATACTATGTTTCACCTTCACGAAGAAGGCTGGAACTGAGCTTGGCGATAGGCTGAAAAACATACTCAGCAGAGAAGATTCCAGCAAGGTAACTGTTGGGACGATGCATTCTGTTTTCTACTCGATAGTCAGAAAAGAGAGAATGCTGTTGGCACCAGAATACCATAACATGAAGATAATTCTTGAATGGCAGCAAAAAAAGCTCATGAAAGAGGCATACGATTCTGTTGTTGAAACAATGGGACGTTCCGGAAAAAATCCTTTTACTGCTTACGCATCGATAAGCAGAGCCAAAAACGAACTTCTTTCTCCAGAGCTTTTAAGGAAATACCTCGTCAACTCCAAACAAGAGCACCTTTTGTGGATTAGCAACGTTTACGCAAAATACGAGGCAGCCAAGAAAAAAGAAGGATTCATAGATTTTGACGACATGATTACGATGGCATACGATTTACTTTGCATTGAATCTGTGAAAGCAAAGTGGCAAAAGCAATGGGACTATATTATGGTAGATGAGTTCCAAGACACAAACACTGCTCAAGCAAAGCTTGTAAAAATCCTTTCTGAAAAAGCTAAGCTGCTATTTTTGATTGGTGACAAGAACCAAGCGATTTATGCTTTCAGGGGAGCAAGACCAGACTACATAGAAGGGATAGAAAAGCACTATCCAGATGTTGTTAAGATGTCACTCTCCACAACCTACAGATGCAGAGAGAACATTGTAGCCAAAGCAAACCTTCTAACTAATTTGATGGGTGGAGTAAAAAGCAAAGCCGTCAAAACCGGAGGGACAATCACCTATCTTGGTCACTTTGAAACATCAGACGAAGAAGCGGAGGCAGTAGCAAGAGAAATCCGTCATTTGTTTAGAACGGCACACGTAAAGCCTCAAGACATCAAAATCATGTACAGAACCAATGTTCAGTCAAGAGCAATAGAGGAAGCTCTATGTTCTTCAAAAATCCCTTACGTTATTTTTGGGGACAACTCATTTTACGACCAAAAAGAAGCTAAAGACATGATAGCATATCTCAAGATAATTCTTAACCCTCAAACGGCAAGGGACTGCTATCTGAGAATCCTTAATAGACCGCCCAGAAAGCTTGGTTCTGTTTTTAAGGAAGAATGGGATACTCAAAGCATGAACGGAAGGGATTGTCTTGATTCGCTGTGTTACCGATATAAAACATCATTTACTGAATCATGTGCCAAAGATATGTACCGACAAATCAGGGCAACTATCGAATACGCAAAAACGGCAGACAACGTTGGTCAAATTATTACAAGCATAAGGCGAGAGACCGGATATGATGATTGGCTTGAATCCGATGTAGAAAACGTTGACATAAGTAATGATGCAGCCCAAAGGAAAATCGACATTTTGGACGAATTATGTGTGATTGCTTCACGGCACAGCCGGATAGAAGATTTTCTATCGCACGTTGAGGCGGTAGCAAGCAGAAAAGAAAAAAATGCCGGAAAGTCCGTGAACGTGATGACTGTTCACAAGGCTAAGGGTCTTGAGGCGCAGGTAGTATTTGTTGTTGGAGTTAGCAATGGACTGATGCCACACCATCAGGGCTTATTTAATGAAGAGCGTAGGCTTTTTTATGTGGCAATCACAAGAGCAGAAGAGAGATTGTATTTAAGCGGGTACGCAGAAAAGAACAAAAACGACATAATGAATGAATCGATATTCTTGAAATACATAGAGGTAATTGAATATGAAGAAAGCTAAAGAAAATGCTGAAAAAGAAGTGAACGAAAATCTGTTTAAGGTTATCGACTTTATGCGTGGTCATGTTGGAGCAAACAATGCTATAAAGGCAAAGGACGTGTCTCAACGGTTTGGCATAAGCACAAGGAGCGTTCGCTTGATAATGACTACAGCCCTGAAAAAGAAAATCATTCCAATCATCAGCTATGATGGGTCGGATATGAACGATAACCTTTATGGATATTTTGTGGCGTCATGCTACGAAGAAGTAGAGTCCTTTATAGGCTCTCTTGATGTCAAAATTGATGCCCTTACCAAGAAGAGAAATCTCGTGCTGGAGTGCTTTAATGAGTATCAAAAAAAGTAACGATATCACCGTCAGAAGCGACTATCAGATTATCGTCTCAAACGTTCTCGACACCATTGAAGAAACGGAAAGCGTTGTAGCTTGGCTAAACCACAAAGGAATATCCAATGTGGTTAGGCGGCACAAAAATGGCTTTTTGGTTTGCAGGCAAGCAACCGAAAAAGAAAGGAAGGACAAAAAGCTCTCCCTTTCCATCATCAAAGACATTAAAGCTGGAATGCTATCCGGTGCTATCGTGAAAATAAACACGCAGAAAGGCAAAAAAAACCTTGACTAAAAAGGGGCATTCAATATCATTGAATCATAAAACTTATATCCATAAGGAGATGAGATGGGACAGATAAACCTGTTCAACCACAAGACAAGAACTTACGCCATGATTGGAAATCACACTTGGCAAGTCCTTGAAGGATTCAAGTACGGACAAGAGATTGTGTTTGCCATAGTCACCGGATTGTCCGGAACGATAACACAAGAATACCTTCCCTCTGGAACATGGAAGGTACAACGATTCAAAGTGCGGAACAAGCAACCCCTGTTTGTTATTTACAATTCCACCTACTTTAAACATAGCGACAAGTTTTACGGGAAAAAACAGGCATACGTTGCTAAGTCCACCGAAGGATGCCTCTATCTTGGCATTAAGGATTTACTCGACCGAATTGGTATCGAAGTCACGGATGCCAATATCGCAAACACGGTACCGCTTCTTAGAAGTGAAATCAAGTTGCTCACCTCTATTGTTGACAACCCTACTATGGAAGGTAGGGTGTTTGATTATGCTTTTGTTTCAGATGAAGAGGACTATACGATAAAATCGATAAAGGAGAAATTGAATGGAAACTGAAAGAGACGACCTTCTGTGGTTTCAAAGGTCGAAAGCTCGTGATGGGCTATACGAAACACCCAAAGAAGTTGCACAGGCAATGTATGAGGCAATGATTGGGATATCCGACATTGCCGACAAGAAGCCAAACGTGTTAGACCCCTGTGCCGGTAGTGGAAGGCTTTTAACTCCTTTCAAAAAAGATGGCTTCGATGTAATCGGTATTGAGTACAACGAAGTTATGTATGATAAACTCAAGAGGAATCTTGGGTCAAAGTATTCTCGTGGCGGTAACGCTATTGATTACTATGTTGGCGGAAAGGTTAGCGGCAAGTTCAACTTTGTTGTAATGAATCCACCGTTTGGATTGCGACTTAGTACCGAAGGTCTCCATTTTGAAACCGGAGAAGATGAGATAGAATCCCAAACCGCTTTTGTGGAACTTGCACATAAGGCACTCCCATACTACGGAACGGCAATTGTTGGGCTTATCCTGCCGACCTCAACTTGGAGCAACGCAAAAGACAGGGTTCTTTGCAACTTCTTGTATAAAAGCTTCAACGTATTATGCAAGATAACGCTCAAGAATGCCTTTCTCAAAGAATATGGGATAAACGTAGAGACAGACATTGTTATCCTTTCCAAAAAACAGTCGTATTATGGACACGGAACTCCAATGGTTGTGCCGGATAGCCCATTACTTTATGATGCTGACATATCGTCGGTAAAAGACGTAGCCAAGATGTTTGTTCGGGAATACTTACGCACGTACAGAAGAATAGTTCTCAGAATAGCTCATTACGAACAGAAGGAAATCGAAGAAATACCGGATTTATCACGTTTGATAGAATATGAGGATAATGCCAGTGGTATCTCCATTACCGCTAACGGCATATCTGGATGCCTTGTTGACAGGGCGTTGCTTGACTTCTACGATGAATCTGGAATTGAAACATATAATCCTGTCGCCGGACGCCCGACCGGAATCACGCAGGCATATTTCAGCGTTCCTTCTCTTATCAGAAATGGCGTATCGGCAGCAATCAATATCGGAGAAAAGCTTGGATTGAACGTCTATATCAACGAACAAGAGCGACTCCGATTCAATGCTCTCAGGGAAAAATGGAGATATGAGGCAACTCCTCTCTACCAACCCCATGCCCACGAAATGCTTGCATATTATCGAAACGAGATGTACCAAGCAAAGAAAACTCTCAGGGATTCAAACGGACACACCATTTACGGAAAGGGTAAGCAATATCTGTTCAGACCAACGTGGGTAAGGGCAGAAGAAAACGTTTCCGAAGAAGAGAAGAAAGACAGCAAGGGAGAATACGTAGAGTCGATTAAGCTCGATAGGGGATATCTCCAAATCAACGTAGCTTCAGAGGTTGGCGTTATTGAATACCCTGAGTTTGAGACAAAAATAGTTGCCGAGCTTGTGGACGTATTTGGATTGCCGGAAATCAAAAGCGTTTCAGAAGCATATCCTGAAAAAGTTGAGATGTGGGCAAGGGCGATTGCCAAGCGGTTTCCCTTCCTCTTTGATTATCAAGCAGAGGATTTGTCTCGCATATTAACAAAGAAAACGGTTTACATCGGATTTGAAATGGGAGCCGGGAAAACGGTAATGGCTTACTGCTATGCAAGCTTGCGCCAGTATCAAAGAACTCTGATTGTGTGTCAAGGTTCGCTTGTAGATAACTGGTGCAATGAGGCAGAAAAGTTCGGATTCATTGCAACCCCCCTCAAAGACCATTCAGATATTGATACTTTTATCAAGCGGTGTAAGTCAAAGGATTTCAAGCCTAACATGTCAGAGTTCTTTATCATAGGACAAGAGTTCCTCAGTCTTGATGGTGGGCGCATTTACAATGAATGGAATTGCGTTCGTTATGATGGAGACGGAGAAAAGATTCACGATGAGATTTGCACCAAACAGTCCTGCTCAAGAGGTCACAAATACGAGACACAGATTAAGGCTTGTCCCCAATGTTCCGCAACGTACGACAATGGATGGACTGGTAGATACTGTCATGGATGTGGCTATGTAGCTTATTCCTATGGCACCAATGCGGGACAGGTTGGGACACGCCAATATCCAGCTTACAAACGACTCAAGAAATGGTTTACTTGCGTTATCACAGATGAAAGCCAGAACTACGCAAACAGGTCACTCAGAGGAGAGGCAAGCAGGGCTTTGAAGGCAAAGAGCCGGATGATGCTCACCGGAACGATTATGAAAAATTACGTTTCGGACGTGTTCCTCAATTTCGGTTGGCTTGTTGGCTACGATAATCCGGTGTTTTATTTTGGAAGGCAAGATGCAAAGATATTCTTGGATGAGTTCGGTTCCTATGAGATAGTATCGAAAGAATATCTGTCTGAAATGGGAGATGCTTCCGTAAAGAAGAGAAAGCAGGGCAGAAAAAAACTTTTGCCAGCAGTTAGTAATCTCAGCAGGTTTTGGAGACTTATCACTCCCTTCACGGTACGCAGGTTATCAGACGATATTGCTGAACTCAAAAGCATTCCACGAGAAAGGCAAATTATTTGGTGCGATATGGATATGGAGCATATGTCGCTATACGGTGAGATTGAGGAATGGGCAAAAAAGACACTGAACTTTGAGCTTTCCAAAGAAACGGTCAATATGGGTGTTGTGTCAATGTGCCTCTGGAAGCTACGATTTGCAGCTACCATTCCGGTGTCAGATATGTTGTTAATGGATGAACCGAAATACTCATATCCAAATGTCAATCTGCCATCATCTCATGTCTGGTGCAAGATAAATGAGCTTACCAAGATTATCCGAGTTGCAACGGAAAAGAAAGAAAAGGTTATCGTTTTTTCGGGATTAAGGGACTGCCAATCTTATGTTTTCAAGTATCTGAAAAAGATTGGCTACAAAGTAAAGCTCATAGACTCTGGTGTCCAAACAAACGACAGGTTCTATGAGATTCAGGAGTTTTCGGATAATGGCTATCAGGTTCTCGTAACTGGCTCGAACGTTCTCAATCGTGGCTACACGATAACTGCCGCAAACCATGTAGTCTTTATGGATTTGGCTTATACGCCTGAGATAACAGACCAAGCAGAATACAGATGTATCAGACCGGGGCAGAAAAAGAAAGTCCAGATATATTACCTACTCACTTCCTCGACTATAGACTCAGAAATGTTCGATGTTAATAAAATGAAGAGAGAGGCAATTCAACATGCCATGAATAAGGTTGCCAAGTATGATGATATTGCCGATTTACTCAAGCAAGCTGACATGAGAAATCCGGAAGTAGCCATAGCCAAGAAAATACTTGAGGCTGTCCGCATTAAAATGCCGGAACAAACGAAAGTGATTGATTTAATGCCAACCCATATTAACAACGATGAAATGAAGATAGTTTGCGGAAAGAACGACCAGCTTTGCATTGAGTTTTAGAAAATGAATATCTACCTTTGCACGTTTGATAACATTCCCATAGACTGGGATGGGAGACTGTTTTTGATAACTGAACCCATCCCCTCGTTTATCCCTGATAGCATAACCCTGCTCAGAGTTGCAAGCATGATAATCAGGGATGGTGAAACCAAAAGCGTTGCAGAGGAACGATACAGGCAGATAAACTGGGATTTAGTTAGAAGCAAGCTTATTGAACGTGATATGTTTATTGGTAAGGGAACGCACCTAAGCCTGATACTTGCGTTTTTGGCTGATGGTTCAATAAACATCCTCAACTATGATGATATCGCCTCTCTAACGCAGCCTAATGACGACATGCAATATGAATTAGCAGACGATGATTATCGCAAGCTCTTTGGATATAGGTTGGAGAAACACAGACATCCAATTTCCCCCATAATCGTAAACGGAGAGTTCGTTCCGTTTGTGTGCCGTGATGGTTCCTTTATCATTCCTTTCCAATGCCCTAACAAGTATAAATGGTGGGCTGGTGGCATGGGATTAGAAAAGACGCTTGACACATTCGTCAAGCCACACGTAAGTGTATCACAGTATGAATCGCTTTTGTGGTCGTACTGCAATAAAAAACCGAAAGGAGTCTAAGATGAATCTAATTCTTGGAAGAAAAATCGTACTGGGAGCGATATTTATTGCGCTTGCAATAGTGGGGGCTTTTTTCCTCAAGTCCCCGATTGATAACCTCCCTCTCTTCACTGTCGATAACGTACTGCTTGTAGTGGGAACGGTTCTCGGTATCACAATAGCAGCAAAAACGGTTCAGGCAAAACGGCTGGAAAATAAACTCATCCGGCCATACGTAACTATTCTTGATAGGATATGGGCACTGCTTGACCCAACGACCGGAGCCATAACAGCAATCATTTCCTTCCTGCTTGCGACATTCCTTGTCTATTACAGGTTAGTTGACTTTATCACGTGGTTTGGCTATCATGCTATTCTGCTCGCCTATTTCGATGGGGTCAATGTTGCAAAAAAATGACATGACAGCGGTGCAAGGTGCGGGCGGGAACACAATGTCCGCACCTCTTCACCCTCTCAAAACCAATCTTGCTGTTCAGTTTGACCAGCTTGACAACTTAAGCAAGGTAAAACTTGAGAAGATATACATGGCGTTTCTTGGCACATGTAGCTGTATTGTCTCAAGGAAAAAACCCATCCAAAGACACCATGTAAGAAAGTATGGTAATTCCGGAACGGCTTGTAAGCCACCAGACATATATTGTGTTCCCCTGCACCATGAATATCACACTGGAGATAAGGGAATACACACGCTTGGAGAAAAAACTTTCTGCACCAGATACGACATCGATTTTGATGCGGAAATAACAAGACTACACACAATGTTTGAAAAGTATTATGGGAGATTGACTGATGCCGAACGAAAGTAAAGAAATTGATTTTAGCCAAGTAGGAAGCATAGAGGTTTCTGCTGGCACGGAAATCGAAATAGAAAAAGACCCTGAGCGCATACAGGAAGCGTTTGATGAACAGGGAAAAATCCTTGACCTCGTAAAAGAAGCTGGTAGGACAATATGTCAGCTTGCTAAACGTCTCATCCCTTTCAGGGACGAAAGAATGTGGTTTTATCTTGGGTACACATCATTTCAGGAATGGTATCAAAACATCGGGCTGTCCAAGACGACAATCTACCGAGCAATAAACATATTTGAAACGTTTGTATTGGAGTACAAGATTTCCGAAGATGATGTTTATGCCTGCGACATCAAAAAGCTGGATATGCTTTTGCCACTGAAAAACGCCACCATAGACGGAGCTACCGTTTTAAACGAAGAATCGGTTTCCGAATGGCTTGAAAAAGCAAAAACCCTTTCACAGGGAGACCTCATTACGGAGGTTTCGTCAGCAAGAGGGAAAAAATCAACCGTGCAAAACCTTATTGAAAACGAGAATCTTTACAGAGGAACTTATGTTCTTGTGAAGACCACTGAGGACGTATCACAGTTGAGGGTAATGTCCGACAAGAAGGTTCCAGTAGAACTATACAAAAACGATGAGGGCGATTTCATCGTTAGGATAGTATGACTGAGAGGGTCACAAAGCAGGAATATCTTGAGTTAGTCCAAAAGAGCCGGAAGCCCAATCCGCAAGCACGAACAAGCTCAGGATGGTGGACAGACGGCACCCGCTCATATTACATGAGGTCGTATTGGGAATCGAACTACGCTTATTATCTCAATTTCCTCATCAAACACGGCAAAATCGTTTCATGGACATACGAAGAAGACGTATTCTGGTTTATGTCAATTAAACGAGGAGTGCGAAGCTACAAGCCTGACTTTAAGGTTCACTACCCTGATGGGAGAACGGAATATCATGAGGTTAAGGGATATTACGACAAGCGGTCAAAGACAAAAATGGCTCGCATGAAAAAGTATTACCCACTTGTGGTAGTACAGCTTATTGACAGGAAAAAATACAAAGCCATCACAAAGATTGGTGGCTTAATCGAAGGATGGGGAACCCCCTTCCTCACTAAAGAAGAAAAGGAAACACTATTTACAAAGGAGAACAAATGAAAGTGAAGAACGTTCCTAAGCATGCCCTATATGCTTACGTTGCTGCAAGTGTAGCGAATACCACCATGCAGCTAATCAACATGATTCCAAAGACAGAGTTTCATCTTGGATGGTTTTTGGTTGTTGCATGGGCAATGATAACCTTGAATTGGGAAAGAAATCAGTATCTATCCAGCAAGCTAAGCCTTTCTAAGTATTTCAAGATTAAGTGGCTTGATACGCTGATAGACGTAATCGTTGGGAATGCTGTTTTCATTCTCGTCTTATATCTTGCCGGATGGCTTAATGGTTAACGTCAGCATCAACTCCCTTTCTGCCTCTGTTTATGAGGCAGCAGAAGCAAAGGGATTTTGGGAATCATACTGGGATGCTCCAGACAGCCTAAAGCCCCAAATAATTGCAGCCAAGCTCATGCTCTGTGTTACTGAACTTTCAGAAGCTTGCGAGGACTTGAGAACCGGAGATAAGGAACACTTCAAAGAGGAAATTGCAGATACGATAATACGAATAGCTGATATTTGCGGTGGACTTGGAATTGACATCGATGCAGAGATTAAGAAAAAAATGGAAAAGAACCAGAAGCGAGAAAGGCTTCATGGCAAACTCTTCTGAGACACAAACAGAGTTCCTGACCATAGAACACGATGAACTTGCTGTGTTGGCTGGCAAGTATCTCAAAAAGTCTCGATGTCCCATTGTACTTGTAAAGAATCAACTTATGTATTCGCAGGAACAGCCAGACGTTATTGCTTTTGGGCTGCTATACCCTATGGTTGTTGTTGTCGAAGTTAAAACAAGCAGAGCGGATTTTAAAAAAGACCAATTAAAACCTTTCCGCACATCGCCAGAAAAAGGAATGGGGAGTTCAAGATACTACTGCTGTCCAGACGGCTTAATTAAACCGGAAGAACTCCCCCCTCTTTGGGGATTGCTTTACTATCGAAATGGGAAAATTGAGCAGATTGTTCGTTCAGGTTTGTTCAAAAATCATAATCATCTTGCAGAGAGATATCTCCTTTTATACTACCTAAAGCATCCAGAAGTTTATGAGGCAAACAAGATATGAATATTGCTATCACCATCCCTAAAACTACCACGTGGGAAACGTATGAAAAAGAGCTTATCAAAGCAGAGAGTGGCGATATCCTCAACTACCGTCTTGGACACATTAAGCCAAAACGCCTTAATCCGGGGGATAGATGCTATCTTGTACACGATGGGCTTATTCGTGGATACCACATTGTTATTGACGTTGTCTGGAAAAGCTCCTTTCATTGCAGCACAACAGGAAAAATATGGATTGAAGGATATTACGTTAGAAGAACTGGTCAGTTTATCAAAATCCCTCCCATCAAAATGAATGGGTTTCAAGGATTCAGATATTACTCGGAACCGGAGAACAGTTTTCCAAGAGGATTATCGTGAGAAGGTCAAAATGTCTAACTTAGGAAAGAGCATAGGATGTTTTGTTTATACCCTATTCATTATAGGGGTTGTTGTTGGAATTGTCTTGACCCTCCTAATCGGTCAATGCACAAAAAGATACACGGTCAACATTCATAAGGTACAAGTGGAAGAAAAAGGACGGACGCCATGATTTTAGTAAAGCCATCAGGAGTCTTTGAACAAAGTGGGTTCAAGACCAAACAAGAAGTATATCAGTTTATTGAAAGGATTGGCAGGACTTGCTATAAGTCTGAGTCAAAGACCACAGAGGAATCAGCAGCACCTTTCGTAAAGATGTTGATGAAAAGAAATCACCTTGCCGTATTGGAGCATGTATCGCTCACCGCACGGTTTGTTTTTGACAGAGGAGTCAGCCACGAACTCGTAAGGCACAGGCTGGCTGCTTACGCTCAAGAGTCCACTCGGTTCTGCAACTACAAGAAAAACGGCAACATTCTTTTCGTAGCTCCACGCTGGCTAACTGATTTGTGTGATTTTGACAAGATTCCAAGAATAGAGCTAAGGCTGTTTTCCGAAAGCATCAATAAGTTCAACTATACCGATATAGTGGCAGACCTATTATCCAAACACAAGATGAGATTGGGGCTATGCATGGAAGCCCACAACGCAGAAAGGATTTACGACTTCCTCAATATCTGCATTGAATCAGAGAACTATTATTTGAAGCAGGTTGAAGCTGGTTACAAGCCAGAAGAGGCAAGAGGTGGGCTTGTCCATTTCGTAAAGACCGAAATCGTAAAGACAGCAAATCTCAGAAGTTGGCTGCACGTGTTCTCGCTCAGGACAAGCAAGTATGCTCATCCAGATATGCGGGTTGCCATGAATATGCTATACGAAGAGTTCGCAAGAACCTATCCGGAGATAGTGGAATGTAGCGAGCTCACCAGAAAGAAGGGAATAGCCCTCTCCATAAACGCAGCAAAACAGCAAATGCAACGTCTTGAGTTCAAGGACGAACTTGGACACCCGATTGAAACAAATCAATCCATAACACGCTTGTTTGAGCTTCTAACGGAAGAATACGGGGAGTATATCAATGAATAAACCAGACGATAAAACAAAGTTCCACCTTTCCCCCCAACTAACCGTAGAAGATTGCCTTCCATGCAAAAAATGCGGTTCCAAAATGGTCGGGGTTACTGAGCATCAAGAAGAATATGCTGTTATATGTTATGATTGCCAAGCAAGAACAGCAAGGTACAACTCAGAAACCCATGCCGTCAGAGCATGGAATCATGGCATAACGCTAAACCGAAAGCAAAGACGGCAAGGAAGATAGTTATGGACTTAAGTAAAACGGTTGAAGCTCAGAAAAAAAATGAACATATCGAAAAGACTATGAACCGAGCAGAAAGACGAAGAGCGATGAGAAGCCCATGTCCATGCGGAAGCGGGAAGAAGCTCATTGATTGCTGTATTGATAAGGTTATGTCTTCAAGAGAAGAATCATGAGTGGTGTCGAGCTTGCTTGGCTTATGATTGCAGCAATGTTTATGTCTGTCGGATTTACGATATTAGTAATACTGCTGTTTGAAATACCTCGGAAAAAACACAAGAAGAAATACCATAAGAGCCTGATTAGCATTCTTGATAAATACATTGATAAATGGAAACAAATGGAGGATGGCGTTATTCCGATGGGTGATATACTTGTCCTCAAAATGCAGATTGACCATTTCTGCCAAGTTATCCAATGCGATACGATACTCTATTTGCCGTATCAGAAACACTCGATGGATTACTTCAAAATATGTTATACGATTAAGAAGGCAGAGGCTGAAGTCGAGAATGCCAGACGGCAGGTGTTTGGCACAAGAAAAACAGAAAAACCCATTGGAGGAACAACATGCAAGTAAGAATATGCACAAATTGCTATGGTGATATACATGATGAACGACACGTCATTTGCCCTCACTGTGGAACCAGAATAAAACAAAACCAATTTTCAAGTGAGGATGCTGATGATGGCTACTTCTCAAAGAAGCCACAGGAAAAAAAAACCTTGACAAAACAAGGCACTCCCATCATTATGACACCATCAAACCCAACCAAAAACAAGGAAGAATTATGATAATGACAGTAGGACACAGCAATGTTTCTTTGGAAGAGTTCATCTACCAACTAAAGGAACACCAAGTTAAGAAAATCATAGACGTTAGGTTTGTTCCATACAGCAAACACGTTCCCCACTTTAACCAACACGTTATTAAGCCAGCCCTAATCGCAGAGGGAATAGCGTATATTCCTGCCGGACACAAGCTCGGTAACTCCCCCTCTATTTCCCAAGAGGTTTTTTTAGAGGGCGTCAAAAAAGTAATGAGAATGGCAGAAACGGAAGAAGGGATATGCCTCATGTGCAGTGAAAAAGATTATCAGTCTTGTCACCGATACTTCCTCATTACAAACACCATGAAAAAGCTTGACGAAAATATCGACATTGTACACTTGGTTTCAGACCAACGAATATACGACAACGAACTGTTGTTTTAACAAAATGAGCGGGTTTGGTTTAATTGGCAGCACAGCACACGTCCAGTGTGAAGGTCTGGTTCGACTCCGGAGACCCGCTCCAACTTTTGGGTAGAAAGATGAAAA